AATGGTGCTCTGGGCGAGAAAACAAAACCTTTTACAAACAACAAGATAACAGCAAATTGGCGTAAAAATGGCGTTCTAGCATTTTTTTGTCATATAAATTAGTACTTTCTATATATATTATTTTAACACCATTGATATACCAGTCAAATTCTCGTCAAACTCCCAAATCAACACTTATCTTCAAACATAGCAAAAAAATAATCCTACTTTTTCAACCGCACTATAAAAAGTGCGGTCGGTTTTTCAGTAGATTTATGCTCTTACTCCAGTTAAATTTCTCTTATCAATAATCTTCTCAGCTAAATCTAGCCAATGGATACATTGGGCTTGGCAATCATAGGCTAATCCTGTGAGCTTAGGTCTTCCGTATTCTGCGCCTAATAATTTCAACAAGGAATCCAATAAAATACTCACTTCATATCCTAATTGTCGCCCACGTTGTCCGTGTTTATATAAAGAATAAAACACATTGTAAGGCACGACGATTTCATTTTCTTTCACTTTTGGCGATGTATCTGTTATCAGCTCACCTTCTAAAACGATCCTGTGAATATACTCAACCGCCATTGGAATTTGTTCTGGTGTCAGTTCATCAATATGTTGCACATTGAAGCGTTGATGAATAAGTGAGTAAGCATCTGAATAGATTAAACCCTTCTTACTGACTAATTGACTCACTGCTTGTCTTAGTCCTGTTCTTTCGTCTGTGGTTGTTTTTCTTTCTGCTTTGCCCTTCATCCAGTAATCTGATAAAGCTTTGTAACACTCTTTTTTGTATGTAATCAATAAATCTCGGATTTCAGGTTTAACACGTTTTACATCAATTCCGAATAACCATCCATTTAAGTAATCAATTGGAAGACAAAGCATTTGTTGATCGCCACTATTCGTAGGTGCGGTTATGATAACCGTCCCTTGACTTAACACCTCATCACGTTGAATACGTTGACGTTGCCCATCCCAATTTAAGCCAATATTCTCGCAGATTGGTTTCATTGCAACATAGTAAATACTGTTGTGTTCAAAAGTGGAAAGTAGTTGATTGTGGAAATTGATAGTTTGAATTTGAGCTGTCATTTTGAGTTTCCTTTTGAGAGAAGTACCCTAATCGAATTAGGGTGATCGAGAGCTCAAAACTAGCTCAAAATCTAGCGGACTTATTCCCTTGCGGTATTGTATTCGTCGCACTCTCGATCATTGATACTAAATTATTATCTATGCCTAAATTTGTTGATGAGAAAAAGAAGCAAATTTAAAGCATAAAAAAATCACACTGACGGGGTGTTTACTATCCTTATGGATACCGTTTTGAGAAAGGCTTTTGAGACCTTGAGGGTGATAGTAATAAAAATTTTTCTTGGTGTCAATATGCTATAAATAACGACTAACTCCCCCATGATGTGAGCATGTACCTCTGCCTGTACTATAAGAATATGTGCCATCTTTACAAACAGCTTTATAATTTAGAGATGGATTATTTGGAGGAATATAGTAACTAGGCTTACCTTCTTTTTTGTGCGGGGCTATGTTGCTAGGAATATCTATTGTAGAAGAAGATTGACAATATTTATTAATTAACTTTGAAATTATAGCGCTTGAAGATGCTTTTTTTATTTTTACCTTGTCTTTTTCAAAGACTGTCTCTTTTACAATTTTTCCATCCTTTCTAGTAGACTCCATTTCTATTATGAATTTTTTGGACTTACAATCAACTGTAATAATTCTATCTTTTACACAATAAGGCATGTTAACAGTACATTTTTCATAATAGTCGATAATTAAAAGGCTCATATATTGTTCACGTTTAAGGATGTTATTCTCGTCTATATATGTAGTAAATTGACCATATTTCCCTTTAGAATTACCCAAGCTCACTACCTTTACACCTTTGTTATCTTGACTCTCGAGATTATCTGCCTGCCTTGTGGCTACCACGTTTTTATTTTCTAACGAGGATTCATATTTATTAAAATCAATAATCCCATAAATTATGGCAAAAAAACCAAACACACCAAAAATATATAAAATAAAATCGGATGGATTTTTTTGATATAATTTAATTATTTTGTTAATAAAACTCTCAATGTAATCGGCTGTAACAGAGATCAACACTATTGTTAATGCAGCTGCAATAGGCCAAATTAATATAGCTAAAATGGCAGACATATTTCTTTATATTTTACCAAGTATTTATATTTAACAGATTTCCTCTTGCATCATTACAGGTAGTAGAAGAGCCAAATGAAATACAATTAACGGTATTTGTTTTTGGTTGGAATGCTTTCCATGATTTTGAAAAATCTACTGGGGCAACATAGTGAGGTCGGCTGTTTGTTCTTGTGTATTCTTTAACATATTGCTTAGTGTTACAATCAATGTTTAAAGTCTTTTGCACTGAAAGCATATCCTGTAATGTGATATAGTTTCCGAAACTTGGCATTCTTGAGCTATCACCAGTCACATAACCGTAATTGAAATTAGAGCAAAAATCATCAACTCCGCCAGCATTTTTAACGACATAACTTGAACATTGTTCCGCAGTAATTCCCCTTTTTGACAATTCATTAATAATATCTTGTTGTATTTTAGATTTTGGAATCTTTACTTCAGAAGTGAATGCCGAAAGACATAGAATTTCATCTGACACTTTTTTGTCATTTACTGCAATATTCCCTTCAATAACATCATCAGAAACAAAAGACGAACAAGACACAACAGCCATAGATAAAGCGCAGAACAACAAATTTTTTTTCATAAAAACCCCAGAAATAGATTAATAATTATGCTAATTTACAGGAATTTTTATTTATTTCTAGAGGTGCGTATTTGATTTGTGATCTAGGTAGGATTTTAAAATCTTTGAATATATGGCTGTTTAGTTGTTTTTTTAACATCAAAATAAAAAACTAATCCCAAAGCACGCCGCACCAATAGCAAAACATTATTCTTACCACCAGCGAATTGCATTAATCAAATCAGGTAGTACCCACGACATACCAAAAATAAAACTTAAAATCACAACAACGTAAACAAAACGGCGAGCTGTTGCATCTTTTGAAATAACTTCTAGCATTTTTGCCACCTCTATATTAAAATTCATCTTGATTTATGTCCTCTTAGTCAGATTAAGTGGATAATAAAAAACCCCGAACACTGCGAATGTTTGGGGTTTGTTTTTTCTGTGAGTTTTACTCATTTTGTGTTGGGATAAAACCTAATCCCATTGGGTGTCTTGGTTTTGTTTTCTTTATATCTTCACCTATATTGTTAATAAGTTTCCCAAAACTCACATCCATATTTTTTGGTGTTCTTGGAACTCGAGGAGAGTAAGGCCCTGATGTAGCAACCATAGTTGTTGGAGGAGAAACTTCTGTAGGTTCTGACTTAGCTCCAATAATTGGATCTGATTTAGGTTTGTATTTTTCAGGCACAAACCCACCAGAACTAATATAATGCTGCATTGCAGTTTCATCACCAAGTCCGCTATTCTGACCTAATTCATAGAATTCACTCGACTCTCGTCTCAGTTGAATTTCTTTTTGAATGCCAGCTTTAATTGAATTAAGTCGAGCAATTTCTTTTTCATTGCCAGCGGCGTCATCAATAGCCTTATTAATCGCCAATATTTGTTGCTCACCAGTTTCAATTGCTTTTTTGATGTCATTAAATCGATTGATATTGTCCTTGTTTACACTACTTTTAGCACCTATTCTTGTTTTATGTGCCATGAGAGCTATAGCATTCCTTGTTTTAATCCCTTCCATTTGTTTTTCGTGTTCAAACTTATGATCCGCTAGATCAAAATCATGCGCACGCCCTTTTTCGTTTTCATCAGCATAGAACTTGAACTTTCTTTCATCCTCAGCTTTTTTCCAACCCTCATCAGCAACTTTTACCATTCCTGTACCAAGACCTTGAGCCATAGCAGCTAAAATTCCACCGAATCCCATTACATACCTCCCATTTGTTCTTGAGGAGCATTGCCGCTCATTTGTGATTGTCTTTGTTGTTCAGCTTGTGAGATTTTTTGGATCATATCAATGTATTGCTGTTCTTCCTCAGGTGGAATCATGCCGTCTGACATATCACCGAATAGCTCCAATGCTCTTAATATTACATCAATAAATACATCATCCAATTCTTCTTCTGGTACGCCCATTTGTTGAAGTAGATTCATACCAATATCTTTGGCGACCTGTAACATAACCTGAGGCGGAATTGTTTTACCATTCTGTCTTGCCGCTTGAAGATTAGAAACCATTGCTGTTGCGATCAGGTCAGCTACACCTTCAACCGGACCTTTTTCTTGAATGCGTTGCGCTGCAATATCTGCTATCGCTCTCATTGAATTATCCATTAAGAATTGATACATCTGCTGCATTCCACCTTGTTCTGCTTGCAGTTGTGTTTGTGGCGCTTGTTGTACCTGAGGTTGTGCTTGCTGTGCCATTGAATCTAAAATGCCCATAATTGCTCCTATTTAACTTTAATGTTATTCCAAAGATTTTGGATTGCTGGGATTGCGTAGTAAGGTGGTTGAATGGTGTTTGCTGTTGAGGTTGGTTTTAAGCTATTTGACATTTTTGGCAAGATACCGGTATTTTTATCGCTCTTATACCTTTGTTTCTCTGCCATGACTTGTTCGGCTTTCTGTTTTTGTAATCTCCTTTCATCAAGTAAACCTTTGTACTCAGGAATGTGTTGGTGCCTACTTAAATATTCCGTTAAGTTGTGATCATCTCTTAGAATATTTACCCCCATATCTGCTCCAGTTGCGGTAAATGGGTTTTGCGTTGCAACACCAGTCATCATTACTGCGCCATTGTGTAGTGCATCACCTACAAAACTACGACGAGAATCTAAGTTTTTGCGCATATCATCATAGCCGTGTTTAAATGATACTTTTTCTAATTCACTCACATTAGAAAGTGGCTTATTACCTAGATGGGATAATTTTTCAGCACCAGATGAAATCGCCATCTGAGTTCCTACGCCAGCCGCCATTGCGCCTAAAATACCTCTTTCTCCGCCCTTTAAGGCTTTAAATGCAGTATTTGCCGCTTTATTGCTTAGTGGTGTGCCGGCAACGCTCGCTAATCCATTGATGAGGTGCTCTCTGTTGATATTTCCTACTCTAGCAACCTCACCTTTGATAAACCCTTTTCTATAGTCATCAGTGGTGTAATTCCCCACTCTTTTATCTGCTACTTTCTGATCAATGTTATCTAAATATGAGGTAATATGACGGTCCTGTTCTTTTTTTCCTTTATCCGCGAAAGAGTGACCGGTATTTAAAAAAGATTTGTTTACATCAACATCTATCGTGCTTGATGTGTTGCTATCCCATCCAGCAACATCACGATGTTTGTAAGTGTCTTTTTTAAATCCTTCTAATTCAGATGAATCTGTAAATCCATATTTATCTTGGAACTCACGAGCAGCTTGTGAATGGTGATCGTTAAATACTCTTGGATCAGGTCTATTTTTCAATGAAGATGAAGCTAACAACCCATCATCAGCTTTTTGCCCAGTTAACGTTGTTGTTGATTTATGGCTAGATTGAGAGTTACCAGCAAGATTACCTCTCGTCGTTCTAGCAACAGAACTGATAGAGCTACGACTATAGTCATTAAAAGATCGTGTATAATCCTTATCTGAACCATAACGAGATAAGTGGTTATTCATTCGATCTCTAGTACTTATGTATTCCCTATCATTTGTTCTCGCCTCACGTTCCTTAGAGTCATATTCTTTCCAACCGCCACCACCAGAAAAACCATCCGCTCTATCGTATTTATCCGATAAATCTACGTAACTTCCCATAGTCCACCTACATCACTTTTTTCTTATCTTCAGCACGTTTTTTGATTTCAGTTAAAATGCCACCGTTTGCAAGATTAGGTGCTTCGTCAACTGTTAAACTACTATATCCAAAATCCATTTCAGGAACTTTAGAGTATTTTGATTTCATTTCGTCTTGTAGGTTTAGTAATTCTCGCTGTTGTCGCATTAGATCTTTATTAGCTTCTTTTTGTGCAAAGTAACCACCAATACCCATTAATGAAGAACCAATGATATTGGTTGTATTTGGATTATTCTCCATCCAGTTAGCAGTTTTACCAAGCCATTCGCCAGCACCAGTAACGGCACTCCAAGCATCATTCCAAAAAGCCATAATCTATCTCCTATTTATTTCGAAAGGTTTAATTAACACTTCTGGCACACCTAAGCTTGGGAAGTAATGCCAGTCTTTTTTTGCAGTTGGTATTTTATTGAAAAACTCAGTCACAAAACTCACTTCTGAATTTCTACTATTAATCAAATTTTGAATAGCAATAGCTTTATCTTTCTCCGCCATCTGAGTGTTGTTTTGAACAGCAGCAATCTGTGCATCAAAGTTACTTGTAATTTGCATCATAAAATCAATCGACTTACCAATCGTATTAGCAGAAACTTGCGCACCAAGCTCTTTCATGGCGTTGTTATGTGCTAATTCTGCATTTAATCTAGCCACATCTTTTTGATGCTCTCTATCGAGATTAGCTTGATTTGCTGTGAAGTTTTGCTGATCACGCTGTAGGTTAAATTGATGTTGATTCGCTGTATCAACTTGGGCAATCGGCATTGCGGCATCAATCATTGCACGTTGACTTGCTTCAATACCTAATGTTGAATTTTGCAATCCACGACTTGCCGCCATACGTTCACCTCTTGCCGCGGCTGTATTCATTAATAATGAATTGGCATTAAGGTTATTTGCCACATTGGATGCCATTGTTTGTTGATCGTTTTGTGGAGGTGTTTGCGTGCTTAATGTAGGTGGTTTCGGTTGTGTCGAACTAAGATTATTTTTTTTATTGAGTGATTCGCTCATTGAGTTAAGAATGCCCATTTTACCCCCTTATAAATTAGAAAACGCCGCTGGATATTGGCGACGTTTAACTTCTGATTCGTATGCTTGTTTGCAATGGTCTTTCTGCCAAAAGAAGATTTTATTTATCGCTTTATAGGAAAATAACCATTTCTTCTTCGGTTTTCCAGCAAGTACCGCCCCTCGATATGATCGACTTGAGAGCGTTTCGTCTGGACTTCCCCAAATTAACGCGTTAAATAGTTGATCTAAGGCGATCGCAACGTTTAGCCAATATTTACTTTTCTTCATAGTTAGCACTCCAACCAGTTGAGAAATCATAATTTAACGGTTCGACAGACTTCATCATCTCCGCGCGATGTTTTTCTGCATTAATGTGATCGGCATTTTCGTCAACGACCATTTGTAGAAAAATTTCATTGAGTAAAGTGCGGTTCATTTTGATGAAAGAATTGTCGTAGCACTTCCAATCAATTTCACCAAGTGAATCAATCACTTTATCTAAGCCAAGATACTTAGTCTTTTCTTCCTCGCCAGTTTGAAACCACTTGCCGACTCGAGCGATATACACCCCGCCCAAGCCATTTTCATAGCGTTTTTTCTTGATTTTTTCCCACATCTCGTCTTGCTGTTCTGCGAGACGTTGAGCTTGTTTTTCTTCATCTACAACCCACTGATCGCAGTTCCAGACGTGTAATTCAGACGGTTGTCTATCAACTAGAATATACTGTCCTTTGCAGAGAATAAGCTGCTTACGTTCAAGTTCAGATTCATTTTGTACATCAAATTCAATGAAATCTTGTAAATTTTGAGGAGTTGGGAAAATCTGATATTGATTCAAATCTGACTTTAAAAAATAAACTTTCATATTCACCCTCTAGATCGCTGTGATTTGTTTTAAAAACATTCTAGTAATATCTGATAAGATTAATTGCGTTTCACTAACTAGCTCTATTTGTATATTTCTCCAAGCACCTTGAGAATAAACTGTTCCGTGAGCGTATTTTTTCCCAATGCTAGATGACATAATCAATTTATCTATATATAGATTACATGTGTGTAGATCATTCGAATCGTTTAACGAATAATTTGTCGAATTTTTCATGTAAAAAGTCAGCGTTTTCCCAATAACTGATTCAGACATCTGCAGAATATTTGAATTATTCTGTGTCACATTACCCGACCAAATGATTTTACTCTCTATATTGATTTCATTCTCAATCGCTTTGATTCTAGAATCAGTTTCAGTCTTATTCTGATTAAAAGCTCCATCAATCTGTAGAATCTTCGTTCTAAGTTGTTGTAAATCTTGTGCTAGAGTACCCGCATCTAAAGCACCAGTATTTTCAACAACACCGAATGCCTTGATCCAAAAAACTACATCATCAAAATTATTAACTGCTTTAATACAGAGTTTTAGCACAAGCGATTTTGGTCTTGTTTCATGATCACTATCTACGTTATTCTCTGTGTATTTTTCAACGAATGAAAAATATATATTGTTGTGATCAGTACTGCCTGACCCAACGCCTCTTTCATCTCTAATTTCGTAATTATTTACATCATACTGACCACTTTCTGAAATATATCTGTCTTTATACTTGTGATTATGTGCTTTGACAGAATCTTCTTGCGTTTGACCAACATTTAACCCATTCCCCGCATTACGTATAAACCTATCTTCTGCTAACGGAACATTTGAGATAGCCCCGTATTTAGCGACTAAATGCGCATATAACTCTGGGTATTTACCTTGTGTGACAGTTGTTCTGATTGAATCGAACGCAATCCAACCGTCTGGAATCTGGTCAACGGCAAAATACGCGGTCATACCGACATCTGAGCGATTCAAATTCGGTAAAATGTTACTGTTACCATTGGCGGTATATAAATCAGGATATGTTTCCTGATTAAACGTACCGCCTATTCCTTTTAGATAGCCACGAGGAGTAATACCTTTCGGGAATGCAACAATAGCGCCGAGTGGCATACCTTTTTTAGCTGCTTCAACAGCTTTGTCATAAACTATTTTTACGGCCTTAGAGTTTGCTGGCTGTTCTTCTGAATCACTGTCAATGGACGAGGATAAGACTTCATTTTCCTTGTTTTCAATAACAGATAATGAATTATCGACAGAGAATGTAATTTCTTTATTTTTTAATCCGTTATCTGAAATAAGCTCAACATAAATATAAATAGGATTATTATTACTTTTGCGCTTATGGACTTTTATATAAGGGATATTTCCACTCCCCATGTGTACTGTTGGCTCTACATAGAAATTAGATTTGGTTAAACCAAACATCTGAGTGCATTTCAACGACTGCCCCCAAACTCGCCCTGGATTAATTCCAATCCCCCCTCTCACCTCAATTAAACCACTGGCATTTTCACTACCCCAAGATCCAAGGACGCTTATATTAATAATGCCAGTCAGACCAATATTGGCTGGTAAATTTATTCTGACAACTGTTTTCCCAGATAATGTCGGATTACTGTAGTAATAACCCCGTCTTTTATCGAAAATAGCTTCATCTTTTCCAAGTTTTTCATCATTCAATTTTTTACCCATCGCAGCGGATAATGCGTTTCCTGTGGAGGTACTAGTTAAATTATTCTCCACAGGAGTTGTTTTTGATGCATCTGCCGCAGCTTCCGCTCTTTCCGCGCTTTTTCTTGCTTTAACTGCATGATGATATGCCGAGAATTCACCGTTTGTCACTTGCTCATCTTCAGGATTGGCAGCCCATTTTCTTGCATTGGATTCGGCCGTTAATGCTGATTGTTTGGCCTGTTCGGCAAGCGTGGCTGATTGAGTAATACTGTCTGCTTTCTCTGTTGCAATATCGGCTTTTTCCGTTGCGACTTGTGCTTTCTCTGTCGCAGTTTGTGCGGCAGATACAGCTAAACTCTTTGCTTGTTTTGCTGTCTGTGTATCAAGTGCAACTTGTTGTGCATTCCGTGACACTTCTTCGGCTTTCTGAATAACAAGATTTTTGTTCTGCCCCACTGAATTCTCAGCATTTTTTAATTGACCGTATGTGACAGGATGATTATCTTCGGTTGGATCGATGATGATAAAATTTTCTGCAAAGCCTTTTCCATCATTTCTCAATGCAGGCACTTTTTCTAAGTGCGCTTGCACTCCATCAAATTCTTCTGCAACGGCATTACCATCTGCTTTAGTGTAAGGTGCGAAGTTGTGCTTACGTTGGTATTTTTCGGCTTGTTCAGACACGATGAAACCTCCGAGGGATGAAATTAAGAATTAGGCCTGTTAATTCAAATTGAGGGGAATATAAGGAACTACCAATAAATGAGATTGAAATATTGCGACTATAACCTGACAGATGAAGTGTTGGTGTTGAGTAATCTTCGGCAGACCATAAAAAATCATTCCAAAAACTTTCATTCCAACGACCACCATCTCCCGTTGCGCGAATATCTCTAGCAAGGTTAGGTGCGTGAATATCAGCGTTATAGTCGAGGTCGAAGCGGTATTGAAAGTTAAGCATACCTTTGGCAGTTGCTTGTAGTTCTGCACTTTTCCAACTCTTAATATGCATTGGTGAACCACAATGGTTAAAAGCCATTTTCACGATCCAATCAATTGGCTTACCAGAGAATGAATAGCATTTATCGGATTGACGATAAACCTTACCATCACTGAATGCAAGGTAAGTATTATTGTGGTTTTGCCACACCCCTTTGATTTTTTCGGGATAATTGAAATATGAGCATCTCGTACTACCATCTGGTAACAGCATCATGCAAATATGAAAGGCGTTTTCAGAATAAAATCTAACTTGATTGGATTTTGGTTTCGTTGATGAGTAAAGGATGTTGTTTTCGATGGGCTTAAACCCAAGCTTGCGACTTGAATCGGTTTCACTTAGTTTGAAATCACCAAATTGCTCTGTTGCATCAACTCGAATAATACCGTGCTGACTGACTGCAATTGGCATAAAAACCGTTTGCAATGTGCCAGTTTTAATACCGACCGTTGAGATGTCCTTTAACACCCAATCTTCACGTGTTGAGCCGTAAAGTGCGCTAACTTTATGACGACAACCGATCAGCAATACCCCACCAACAGTTGAAGAAAGTGCGGTAATTTCATCACCTACCCCAAATTGCTCTGAACCTAGAATGACAGACCATTTAGTAGGTTTTCCAACGAGAGAGTGTCCGAATTGACCGCCTTCAAACGACACAAATAAGTGGTTTCGGTGTGCGCAAATGTGAATTGGTTTTTCAGTATGAACAGCGACAGGAACAATAACGCCATCTGGACGAATCTCAATAACTTGTTCACCATTACACCCATAAGCGTACTGTGTTTGAGGACTGCCATAGAAGTTATGATATATAAACTGCCAAGATTTACCTTTAGATAATACAACCTTGTCACAAGATTGCACTTTAGCAGCGACACGACCAGAAATGTTAATACCACTATCAGTAGAAAGGTTCACTGATGTGACAATAAATCCCGTTTTATCATCCGCTGAAAGCACGGCAGACAATATATTGCTTTTCGCTGAACCTATTGAAAACTCAACACCGTCTATCAGATCCTTTGGTTGTGTGATTTCTTTGAGTTGGACGATATAAGTTTGCTGTACTTCTTCCCAACCATTAGAACTTGCTAAAAATACACCACACTTATCATCCTGATCACGGAATGCAATCACTTGCCCATTTAATTCAACAACACCACGGATAAATTCATTACCCGGTACAGCTTTGACATTATCTACACCGATTTGAAATGCTTTTGCTTGAAATTCTTGGTATTTCAGAATATCACCAGAATCAACAAAAGGATTGGATGTTAAAGCGTATGAATCACTCTCGATATTAAAAGATTGGCCAAGTGCGGCATTCAACTTTCCTAACGCTGCCACAGTAACCATATTCTCTTTTACTGCTATCACCCAACACTCTTTACTAGATAATTGGATTTTCTTTCCTACAACATTTTGCCCAACATCACGATCGACAGTGAAATGAAAGTGATTCATTTCTGACGGGGTAATTATCCCATCAAAACACTCAAATCCCTCAATGCGAGAAAAACCACCTTCGAAGTTAGGTTGAACGTTTAACGCCATAATTGCTTCGCTGTTTGCTTTAACAATAGGAGGTGTAGTTAAATCCATTCCTCCACTAATTGCCACAAACTGTGATTGAATTTGAGGTAACTTAACCAAGGCGAATACCCTCTAAAAAGTCACGGCAAAGCAAGTGAAGGTATTTATCCCACTCATTTTGCGCACGAATGATTAACTCTTGGGCATTTTGAGAAATTGCTTTACCTTGCATTGCGTAAAACACAATCGCTAAGTGATACTGCTCTGGAATAAACGGGGTGTCTGTTGAAACATTTAGCGTTTGAATATTAGCTCTTGAAAATCCATTAGCCCAAAACCGATTATCCCATTCTCTTAAAGTTTGGATATCATTCCACGCTTCACGGATCGCATTCACATATTCAAGACTGCGCCCACGTTGATTGGTTACTTGTGTTGGACCTTCGCCAGTATCATTCATTTCTTGGCGAAGGCGTTGGGCGAGTTGTAGAAAATTCATTATTCTACGTAACCTAGGAAAGTAATATTGTAGCGAGGAACAAAGACTTCATCTAATGAACCATCGTCGTTTTGGCTGTAAGTATGATCGCCAGCACTAGACAACAGTTTGAAAACAGATTCTGGAATAACCACTTCTTTGTTGCGTTGAATTAGCGCATCCCAGTCATTAATTGAAACATAAACATCACTGCGATCACCGTTAGATTCAGCAATCTTAATTTTAACTTTCTTTTGCTTACTAAGTGGCAAGTCAGCATCATCAGCTTTATCCTTTTCATTATTGCGTTCTAAGCCATTTGCTTTTTCATATTCAAGGATCGCTTCAACAAGCTCTTTCTTTGTTCCGTCTTTTTCAATACCGCAAACATCACGCAAGTGAGCTTTCAATTCTTCGGCTTTTGAATTTAGTGAGATAAATGGATATGACATAATTTTTCCTCTTAAAAAATACCCCGCAACAAAACGTCACGGGGTTATTGGTTAAAGTGCAGTAGCCGCAGCTTCAATACGAACTAGCCACGCTTCGTTTAAGATTTTGGCCGCGTGCCAAGCGATCCAACCCACTGAGCCTTTTTGCCCTAATTCATTACCGCTCTCAGCTTTACCTGGATTACGTATCTTCATTTGAGCAGACTCCTTGCCTTTTAATGGACAAACCGCAAAAGCATCTTGTCCGAAAACTGCGATTTTATAGACGTCAGCATTTGACCCACCAGTAGATACCACTTTACCACCTGGTGCAGCACCAGCATCAGCGGTAGGGGTAAATAAAGGTGAAGTAATGAAACGCACGTTTTCAACCGAACCTAACTCTTGTGGTGAGATTGGTGAACGAGAACCGTACTCGGCCACTGGAGTGAAGTTAGGGAGATTGCGAATATCAGACTCTAGGTCTGTATGGCATACCGCAATGTAAGATGCTTCAATCGGTTTGGTTTTGTATTTAATGGAACCATCCAAAATAGAAGTTTTCTTCTTGGCGCGGTTTTTCTGTAACTTACGCACCGATGCACGAATATGATTAATGTTTAATGGATCTTTAACAGCATTTGTTTGTGTACCCGTTGTGTAAATCACATTCGTACCACTACAGATCGCCCCCCAAGTGACCATTTCCGCTGTTTCCGCTGCTTGTTCGCCAGAGAGCATAGTGAGGTCTTTTAATACTGGGTCTTCGTGAGTGTCTTGAATGACATCAGTGATTTCAGTCCACGCACCATATTGCTTTAATTGCACTTCCACATCTTCATAAGACATTTTTTGTGCATCAGGTTTAACACCTTCAGCTAATGGAGTTGTGGCCGCAGGGAATGGCTTAGGGCGACGGAATTTAACGGTTTGTGATTTGTTTTGTGGAATTTCTTTAGTTTGAGCGAGTTTTGATAACACCAAAATTGGTTCAGCGTGTGCCAACATTTGAGCATCGGCATAAACTTGAGTACGAGGTGAAATATCGGTATAAGTAGTTGTGTTACTCATAATTTAATTTCCTTAATCTGATGAACTTAATTAACGAAATCGCTGCTTGTCTAATTGCGCTGCGATCTGATCGAATAAAGCGTTCTCATCAATTTCCTCACCACCTTTAGGCGTATTGCGACCTGTTGGGAGAGCGGTTGCGGAAAGTTGTTGAGCTTGCTTAGCTCTGCGTTCAGCATTTGCGGAAATGGCGTTTTTGTATTCTTTGAGGAGATAAACTGCATCATTTGGATCACTTGAAGAAAACATTGACTGGATACCTGGTGTTTGTTGGTTTAGCCAATTAGTAAACTGCGGATCAGATAAAATCTGTTCGGCATCAGGAATCAGTTGAGTGACATAATGAATACCTTGATCTAACTCTTGTTGAGCTAAATCACGCATATTTGATTCGGCAATGCTGTTGAGAGGTTTAGAAATATCTTCAAGGCGTTGATTTTGATGTGCTAAAAGCTTGTCAAAGACGGCAGCAACTTCTGGATAATCTTCTCTTAACTGATCTAACTCTCCAGCAAACTGCGGTTTACTTTGCTGTTTTAATTGTTCAATCTCAGCCAACAAGCGTTCGTTTTCAGCTTGCTTTTGTTGATATTTCTTATTTAACGCACCAACGCGACCAATTTGAGAACGGGCGTTTTGTTGGTAACGCTTTTTGTCTGCTTCTAAATTGCGGAAATTTTCTTTCACTTCATCTGAGGCATTAGCTAACCACTCAGGGAGATCGTCTTTAACATCCTCTTTTTGAGTTTGCTCTTGGCTATCTTCACGCTGATCAGGCGTGTCCTTTGTAGTTTCCTCTGCGTCTGATGGCTTTTCAGTAGCAGTAAGTTCACCAGAAGTTTCAAGAGATTGAGCGGCTTCTTCAAAAGCGGCATCTGCATCAAATTCTTGGTGTTCTTGATTTTCCATTTATTACTCCTAAAGCGGCATTACGCGGCTTGTGTAATTGGTTGAAATAAAAAACCGCACCTGATTGCTCAAAGTGCGGTCGTGAATTAGTTAAGTTTTAATGTAGATATGAGGGATTGGAGTTCTCTTACTTGCCCACGCAAAATATTGTACTGTTGCTGGGTTAATCCCTCTTGACATAAGTCTTGCTGATATTCTGATATGCGCTTTTCAAAGAATGTTTTTAACTCTCGTTTATCAGCTTCGTTATTTAAAATTGTCATATTTTGGCCATAAAAAAAGCCCAGTCCGTTAAGACTGAGCCTGTGAATTTGGCACTCCCGATGGGATTTGAACCCATGTTACCTCCGTGAAAGAGAGGTGTCCTTGGCCATACTAGACGACAGGAGTGAGTTTTTGAAATAAAAAAAGCCAAAAAGTAAAATAAATTACAATTTGGCTATTATGGGAAATCTTACTGCAACTTCCCTTGTTTGTCAATATTTATTGGGTATTTAGTCCTTCCATTCTTCGATATTGGGTTAATATTCTACGCTGTAATTTATCCATGGATTGATTGTATTTTCTGATTCGGTTTTCGTAAGCGGTAGAACTAATTTTTCCCTCACGCAATTGGCGAGTAAGTTTTGCCTTTTCACTTCTTAACTCACCCATTGTTTTAGCGTTTCTCTCATGGAATTTAATTAATTTCTGTCTTTCAGGCGTTAACCATCCATTAAGCTGTTTATTCTCTTTGCGGTAAGCATACTCTTTGAAAACAGACTGTGCTTCTTCGCTTGCTTCATAATATCGGCTTTGTACAGCAAACTCATTACCTGCGCCATAAAGCTGATTCAAGAAAGGTGTACGAGTATTCCTGCCTAATTGCTCACGATTTGGATTATCAATAAAGATAGTGTTTAACTCTCTTAACGAACCAAGCATTGCACTGTAACCATCGAATAAATTTTTAATCTGTTCTGGGTGCATATCAATACCAATTGATTGCTGAATATCAATCGCTAAATCTTTCCAGAATTGTGCGGTGGTTGATTTAGACTGCTCTGCTTTTAATTTATCGTCACGCACGAAATTGGTTGTAATCTTGTTACCGAAAGCGGATCGATTAAGTACATTTTGCATTAACGGCTGGAGAATACTTGGCGTTGCTGTTAATGTTAATTTTTCTAATGGATATTTAGCAGCGGAAATTTCTGACGGTGAAACTGGTGCAAATGTTTTCATTGAGTGAGAAAGCATATTTACACCAGCTTCAACATAAGAAATGTCGCTTACCGTTCCTTTCACAAGATTAGTAGCAAAGTTCCACGCCATTTGCGGCATACCAAAACCGACTGGAATTTTAATGTAATCGCCATTGCCTGTTGGGATTGGAATAAATCGAGTGATATCGCCAAGTTGATCCATTTTATTTCCGCCTTCATCTTTATCATCCATTGAACGTAAGACGGTATAAAGTGCGGTCATTGTGGCCATATAACCTAAAAATCTTAACTGTCCTTTACGAGTAGATAGGTATTTAATTAAGTTAGCCGCTCCCATTACTGTTGGTTGTGAGAATAGGTAAAGTGCCTTAATCCCTTTCATCTTAGACCCAGTCTTACGGAAGTTTGTTAGGTTTAAAGTAATTGCGGCCGCTTGCTTGCTATCTACTCCATTATCGATAAGTGACTTGTACGCTGCTAATGCTGATACGGTATCAAACATCTTATTGTAAGATTCTAAAACACCAGCAACTTTATCTAGTTTATTTGCGATTGGATTATTCTCACGCTTGAGTTTTTTCACCAAGTCGGTTTCAGTCCTATCAAGATAAGTGCCGTAGTTAGAAACACCGCCGTTTTTTAATAGCTCTTTCAGTAATCTTTCACTTTCCACGCTATCTCTTAATTCTTGACCAAAACCAAAGCGCTTTGTTGCTTGCCAGACTTCTTGACTTGGATTAAGAGCATTATTCCATATACCACGGCCAATACGATCCATTGTCTTGCTATCAAACTGCTTGCCGTTTTTATCATAAACCTTTTGCACTCGGATAAATTCTGATTTTTCCCAAGTATCACGGAACATATTGATTGGGGCAAAGGTTAACGTCCACTGTGTTACACCTCGAGCATACCAACTGGTAGGCTTAGAAAGTGCTTTTAAGAATGCATTAGCATATTCTACGTTATCACTTTTAAGTGCATTCATCGCTTTTTCTGGTAGCTCATATTCATAATATAATCCACCTTGTTTCGCGATTAATACGTTATCACTACTGCGTGTTAAACCTTGCATTCTACGTTTGCTGATACCAATATTTTTGCTTGCTTGTTCTCTAGCGTCTTTCTCGGTGTAGCCTTTGTCTTTTAATAGACTTACCTCCGTTTCATACAGGTCATCAATCTTGTTTTTAAAATCAGACCAGCCAGCATAAGTTGTCGTTTTTCCTACCGCTTTCCATACGGCATCAATCGCATCTTCCGCTTCGGACGACGTGCGACCTTTTAAGGCTTTATCCTTGGCAATATTTAAAGCATTAGCACCAGCACCACCGATAAAATCAAAATCATCCGCTTCTGCATTTGGATCGCCCGTTAATGGTACATAATGGCGATTAGCTTTGAACTTGTTATATTCCTCAGTGGTGTAACGACCACTTCGATAGTCAATTTCAAGCCGTGCTTGGTTTAAGTCTGCAATTAAATCGCCAATACTTTCTAGTTCACTACGAGGAATATCCTTTTCAATGTTGCGCATAATTTCTTGTGCTTCTGGAATAGACCAACCACCAGCAACACCGACCTTGAAATTCTTGTTACTGAAGTCCTTATTCCATGCGTCGGACTTTCTTGCTAGATACTGTTTTTCTGCTTTATCGAAAGCTTTTTGTGCTTCTCTTACTTCATCAACTGTGCCATTCGCCTTCACATCTTCTAGCGCTTTCTTAGCATCTAACATTACTTGCTCATCAGCTTTCAGCAATTCCATATTTTTTTCAATGGAATATCGGGCAGATACCCAGAATCCCGCTTTGCGCTTGGCTGTTTCTTCATTGATTTTGCCGTTAGACTTTTTGGCAATTTGCGCAATTTTAGAAAGGATTGGTTTAAGGAAGTTAGTTTCTAATTCAGAATTTAATGCATCACGTTTACCTTTCGCGGTGTACATTGCATCTTTTAGTCTGCGTTTTTCGTGATCTCGACTAGAAGTGTTCCCTGTGCTATCACTGAATTTCATCTCATCAATCCAGTTATTTACAGGTCGCAAACTATCAGCTAACCATTCATCTAATTTTGCTGTGCCTTTGCCCACTGCCTCTTTGAATTTTTGACGAGAAGTAAAGATATCCCACCATTTAGGTTCTGGCTCAATATTGCCACTACGAGATAATTCTAGAACGGATGTATTTCCACCTTGAGAAAATGGAGTAGTTTTAGAAAACTTCATTTGCTCATTCTGATATTGACTTAGATCGGTTTCAGTTTTAATATTAAACGCAGAAAGGTTATCAACGCTAGTTAGCATATTGGGCAATTGAAGCCCGCCACTTCTAGCAAATTGATAGCCTTTTGTTTTGTTCCAATATATTGTTCTTGATAAATCATTTCCGATTTGAGTATTCCAATCACGTCCATAAACACTGGTAATATTGATTACTTCTAGCTTATCGCCGACACGCTTTAATTGTAGTGCAGCAATTAGAGGTTTATCTTTTCCATTTACGACTTCACTTAATTCAGTTAAAACTACTAATCCGTTTGGGTTCATTGAACTTGGATTTGAACGCATAATAGCGACTGGATTATTGATTTGCTCTGGCAAATGTTTTAAATCATCCCCTGTAACACTATGTTCAAAAAGGGCTTTTTTAATGACGCTTTCACGCATTGCAATTTTTACCTCACCTAGTCCTAACATTTTCAATACAGGCGGTGTTGTTCCCATATTAATATAACGTTTTGGATTGGACGGTCCTGCATTTTCAATACGATCAACCGCCTTTGCAAAACTCGAACTTGGCTCCTCGTTTAAACTGAATTTGGCGTTATTAAATTTATTATTACTTAGAACATCTCCACCAGCACTTTTATTGATATCACTTAAAAGACTAATTAAATCATCATGACTGAACCTGTCCGCTGTTTCTTTACCAAAGAGTTTCGCAATAAACTCACGGATTCTTTGTGCGGTCATTTCAAACCAAGATTTCAGTCCTTTTTCATGTCCTTTTGGAATTTCGATGTTATAGCGACTTTTGAGCTCATCTAGCTTGCCTGTTACATAAGCCGCATGTAACTCAGCCAATGCTTCTTCTACCGCTAAGTGGCGATTCTGCGCGGTTTCTGAGCGTTGTTTTTGAATAGCGTTAGCAAGTTTATTAATCGTACTGTTTTTATCAATCTTCGCCATTAAATCGTTAAACTCTGCACCGAATTTAACTCCTAATCCTCGGTGTGCTAGTTCGTGCCACGCCACCCAAGCCAAACGCTCATCACGAGTTAAAGCGTTGCTTGCTCGAATATTATCTACAACGATAAAGATTTTACCTGTTTTAGGATTGTAGCCAGCTTCTACCGTTAGATCTGTAATACCTATTTCAGCAGCAGTTACGATTTCGAAGTGTTTAGAGAGGTGCTTTCCGACGAATTTAGAAATTTTATTATGGATAGATGTAAGATTTGGGTTTTGAGGTTGTTTTTTGTTCTGAATGTATTGACTTAGATCGGTTTCGGTTTTAATATTCTTTGCAGAAAGGTGGATATCTGAATCGAGTCCAGGGGGCAATTGAAGCCCGAGACGATTCATAAGATGTCTACCTTTTGTTCTATTAAGATAAAGCAGATCATTGCGTAAACCATTTTGGATTTGTGACTCACTTCTGCCATATACACTGGTGATGTTAATTAACTCAATACCCTGATTTGTTTTCTTCAAGTGAAGCGCTGCAATTACTGGCTTATCTCTATTCCCTTCTTGTTCTATTAATTCTGTTAAAACGACGTAAGAATTATTTCTTGTTGATGACTTCATTACGGCAACAGGATTATTAATTTGAGATGGTAATTGTTTTAATGTTTCAGATGTCACATTATGCTTACTTTTCATAACCTTGTGTAATACTGAAGAATGAATGTCTATTTGAGCATCAGGCACGCCAACCATTTTTAAAACCTCTGGCGTACTTCCAACATTAATATATCTAGCAACACGATCTCCACTATCAACCATATCAACCGCTTTAGCAAAATCAGAGCTAGGATCTTCATTTAGAGAATAACGAATGTCATCGTTACCCACATTAAACGCCCCTGTGTTGTTAGTGGCGGATTTAATTTGGTTTGCTTTGAATGCTACAAATACATTTGCTTCTGTATCATTAGATTTATCAGTGAAACCATCATATCTGTCTCTCACATTATGATATATTGCACCGTCATACCCTCTCGATTTTGCATCTATGGTTAAATAATCCGTTGATACACCTTTTATATCATCAGAATCATCATATAAACTAGGGTCAACATTATCAATGTGTTCCACTCTTAATTCAAAATCTTCATCCGTGTTATCTTGTATGTATTGATTTGCTTTGGATTCTTTGATAAATCTAGCTTCAACTTCATCATATTGGTTTAATACAAAATAATCACCGATTGCATTGTCTTTAGGGTCAATATAATTATTCCAAGACTGACCCTCAAAATCACTTTCTGATGGATTACGAATATTTAGAAACGTCCCATAATAGCCACCATTAGAACTATTTTTATCAAAATAACTTTCAGCAATATCTTGATTATCAGTAAAGTAAATACCTCTAACCCCCTCATCTTTGAAAGTGTTAAATCCATAATTGGATGAACCATGATATGCCACCAACGGCTCCCCAGTTTTCGGGTTCACTACCTTACTTGCATTTTTAGGATCATTTTCCCAGTCGCCAAACCACGCTTTAAATTCAGGGGTGCGAACCTGTACCCATTGGCGATAATTTAATTCTGTCTTTCCATCTTTAACCGCTTTTTGATACGCCTTTTCTCCACCTAGTTTCTTTTCTGTTTCATAAAATGATGGTGTTTCTTGCTGAGTTGAACGACTTAGTTTTAGCTCATCATAATCCTCAGAAAATGCATCTCTTTTAACATCCTGATCGTTAATTTCAGATTTAACAGTGTTGATGAAGTCTGGATTTTTTTGAACCTCACTCAATAAATACATGCCGCTTAATACTTTTTCAATCTGAACACCATTAGAGCGTAAAATGGCTTTAATTTCATTTAACTCTAAACTTGGATTGATACCGACACCTGTTCCGTTGACATTGTTTATCACTATAAAATCAAGCTTAGGCAATAATTCAAAGAATCGTTGATAGTCTTGTCCAGAAATAATATCAATTAAACTTTTAACGTTTTTCTTATCTAGCAACAAAGACACTGCAACATTGTCATTCTCAAACTCAACATCTTTTAATCCAGAACTACTATTAAGTTTTTTGTTGTTATCAACGCCCCATAAGACAAGTTGTTGTAAGGCTCGAATCGCTTGTACTTGATCGTCGGTTAGTTGTTTATTGACATTTAATTCCTTACCACCAACCTGATTAAGAATGCCTAGCCGATCTACCTTCTCATCGCCAAACATAGAAGATTGAGAAGCGTTACCTTGTTTTTCCGCACTAATGTAATAATTCTTCAAGACTTCAGCAAGCTGTCTAGGCGATCGTTTATTTTCTTCAAAGAGTGCTAAAATTGCTTTAGCTTCCTGCGATAAATAGCCCACAAAATCTTGTTGGTTAAGGTATTCATCAATGTTAACGCCTTGTGATTTCAACTGATTGTATTTATCTGCTGCTGCTACAATATCTTGACTAATATCGACATCTAATAAGTTGCCATTTTGAATATCTTGTTTTACTTGTGCGACAACTGGTGAGATTTCCATTAGTGCATTAAGAATGTTTTTAGCTCCAACGTCTGTGCTTTCAATCATTCTTGAGAGAGTTTCTGTTTCACCATAAGCACGGTAGAAAAGTGCATTCCGCAATCTTTGTACGCCCGTCTGGCTTAGAAAACCCTTACTATCCAATAATTCATTTTGAACCTGTTTAGGCTGTCTAGCGACGAATTGACGGACAAAATCCCGATCGATATTTCCGTTTTCAGTTACATTGAAATTATTCAAGTCTGGCAATAATTCCGAATCTACTTTAGCTTGTTCTAAGCTACTCATCCGCATACCGCTTTGAACATTACTATTGATTGCCGTTTGCTGAATATCAACGGGAACATTTAACCGTCTGATTAAAACTGGATGTTGGTATTGCAAAATATCATCAGATGACAATCCGAATTGTTCGGCGTTATCAATTAAATGGTTGCGGTAGATATCGCCTAGATGTTCGTTATATGCCTTTTGCAGTGCTAACGAACGACCATTTCCAGCGATAATTGTTGAGCCATCATTAGCTAAAACAGGTGCACCCATCTCCATTGTTGGTGAAGATGTGAGCTTTCTTGGGTCGAGATTTCTTGCTATGTTATTAATTTGCTCTTGGCTAGCCACACGACTTCTATCACGATACTGGTTATCTGCCTTTTCAACTGTAGGAATTAATGATTCAGCCTCAACAACTTTATAACTGAAAGGCTGATAATTACCATTGCCAATATCAATACTATCTTGTCCGCCCTCCGTTTCTTCTTGTTGTCTTTGCATTTGCGAGTGGATTTCTATTGCTCTTGCTTCTTTTCTTCCCATTGCATTAAGTGCATTGATTCTTCGGCTAGAAACAAGATCATCTAATTCATTAGCAAAGTTATTGATTGACTCAACTTGTAGCTTGATTCTTGCATCAATTTCTGGATTGCCTGTTTCGATTGCATCAAGAATACGCTTGCGCTCTTTGTTCATTGTGCTTTTATGAGCGATTGCATCAATACCGCCCATCACACCACCAAATACACTACCAAGCACCATACCATCAGCAATATTCTGTTTCATTCCGTCTGCAAGTTCACGATTTGGATCGTAATAGTTTTGTGCGGTCCTATTAATTGCGTACTGTTCCGCTGCACCTTGTACACCCTCTGTTGTTGACTCAAGCAGTGCACCTTTAAGTAATCCGCTTTTGATTGTTTGACCAGGTTTAGCCAGACCCCATAGACCACCACCAAGACCGCTGAAAGAGTTTGATGCAATATCGGCGGCAATAGCGGCTGGATCTAATGCAGCAGTACGACCGACTTGATTTCTAAATGACTGCTTAGCTTGTTCAAACAATTCTTCGTGCGTTAAGTTCTGACCTTTTGGACTTTCTTTTAAACCCCAATACGCTTGCTTGAATCCCTCTAAATTAGCCAAGTCCTCATTACTCATCTGACCGACTTCATCATAGACTTGGCTTGCGCGATTACCTGCTGACATGGCAGACATAACAGCAGTAACACCCATTGCACGTTGTAGATGTTGCGGCACACCTCTTTTAGCTGCTTCTTTTACAGCTACTTCACCAATTTGCTCTGCTGCTTTTTTTGAGAGTTTTTTGGCCGTAAATTTAATTCCAGTGGTTGCAGCTTTACCAGCACCAAGTGTTAGAACAGTGTCCAATTGCTCACCAAGTAAAGCCCCCAAATTACCCGCCCACCAGTGCGCATTTAGAACACCTTGTCCCTCGCCTGTTTCTTCATTAAACCCATCGAAAGCACTTTGCCCTAACGCTTCACGCATTTTAGATGACATAGTGGCCATGTTCTCATCCGCACCACTTGCCGCCCAGTCCGCTGCTTTATTCAACCATTCACTATCGAAAATCGTTCCTAGCCCGCGTGCAAGATGACTTGCGCCACGCCAAGCTCCCATTTGAAAACTATCAACCATATCCCCCATAAAGCCTTGTTCTTCTGCTTTTGGTTCGCTATTCATCAGAATTGATGATGAATCAGAAATTTGCGTGTCTTTATCGCCAAAGACTGTTTTTTGCATATATTGATATTCATCATTTGAGAGTTTGAATGCTGACATATTCTTTTTCCTTTTCTTTGGGCATAAAAAAAGACCTTTCGGCCTATCTTCTTTTCTATGTTCGGTTAATCTAATCCAATGTTGTTACGCACTTCGGTTTCTGGCACTGGCGTTTGTTTAAGTTGAACTTCTGTCTTAAACTTAGCCATATCGACCGCTTGTCTGCCACTTTCTTTCTGAATATCAGCAGAAATGCGCGCTGTATTTAACTCTCTATCGAGATCGAGTTTGGCTTGTGAAGATTGTTGGTGAGATTGGATTTCTAACATTTTAATCTCTAACTCTTTCTCTTTAATCGCCACTTTCATTTGTTCTAACTGCAATTGATGCTGAATTTTCATTTGCTCTAATTGCATTTCGTGCTGTTGTTTTTGTTGTGCTAGTTGCATTTGCATTTGTGCTTTTAGAATTTCTGGATCTTGCGGTTGTTCACTCTCAGACTGTTGCATTTGCTGTAATTTCTGCTCGTACTCGTCTTTAGGAATAAGCATCGTTTGTGTTCCCATGCTCATAGACTGCATTAGCGTTTTAGCACCGTCGTACCAATCGAAAGCGTGCATCAGTTGTGGATGCTGACCAAACTTCTGGAAAATGTCGATAATCTGTGCGGTTTGCGTTTCTTTAACGAGCAAGGCGGATGTGCCACGTGCAACAATTTGCATATCGCCTTTTACCTCATTGTCTTCGCTCATTACCATGTTGTATTCATAAAAACGTCTAATCAGCGGCTTAGTGACAGCATCATCCCATTCTTTTACTTGTCGTCTGCGAACTGCATTAGCCGCATTCATCAGCATAGACATCCCACCAAGCGTTGGTGTTACTTGTCCTTGTTCACCTTGTGCGATCATTGGTAATCCGCTTTCTTCATCCATAAATGACTTAGAAAGCTGAATGATATTGGCAAACTCTTGCTGACGGCTATCAAAGCTAAATACCCCAAACGCTCTTTGTGCTTCAAACTGCGCATTGGCCGTCGCTCTGTCGTTTGTTCGCCAAATTTTATTCGGTGTAATTTCCCAGTTATTATCTGCTGGGCTAAGCACCGAGTTATTGACAACAATTTGCGATCCAATTGTCATAACACTATTATCAATCATCCCACGCCATGCTGTATTTAAAATTTCTTGTGCGTCACGGCAAAGATAAGGAATACCAAAGCCAAAAACGCAAGCAACATCAGGCTCACAGGTATAGACAGAATATGGGAATTCAGATGCATTTACAGGGTTAAGGTTCACACTTAAAATCTTCCCATTCCCAGACATTACGATAATGCCATCAATCTCTGCGCCACTTTCTTTTTGTGCATCTGTAATTTTGAGTTGTTCGCCACTTTCTAGCTCTTGGATCGCCTGCTCAAGCACTGATAAAGGAATGCCGCCGTGATAGGTCCACACTTCATAGCGTTTGTCATTTGTTGCTTTTTCTAAGCCTGACAATGTGCGTAACGTGTCTAAATAACCGTCCATATCAGCACTTGAAGTATGTGTTTCTTGTGCATCTGTTTCGATAAGTTCAGCGATTGACTTCTCAAAGTAATATGGATTTTTGATTAATGCTTGAAGATGTTTCTTAGTGAGATAAGATCGCTCAAACACAAATTGGCACTCTTTCAGACTTGGTGCGGTCATATCGGGCACAAAATCCCATGGAAAAACGACTTTCACAGACGGCTTGTTTTTAATTGAAGAATTAGCGGACCAATTCCCCAAACCGTCATCTTTCCAACTTCTTTCCTCTACTGTTTCAAGAACTGGACCGCGCAAAATACCCGTTCCAAGCACCGCAGCATAATGTAAAGCCAATCTTGCCTCTGCTGCGTAATCGCATTCTAACAACTGATCGTCAATCAATTTTTCCATCTTCTCTGCGCGCTCTTTTGCATCTAACATGATTTGGCGTGCGGTTTGGATTTGTTGCATCTGCATTGGATCTTGAGAATCTGGTTGTTTCGCAATATTGGCAATAGACGGAATTGGTGTTGGTGAAATGCCGTAGTTTTTATCATCGCTCGGGAATAGCATATCTGTCATTTGCGCAGACCAAGCATCAGTTTTCGATCTTGTATAGCCAACAAACACTTTTGATTTGTTCGTGTTCGACTGTTTCTCATATTGATTGCGATACTGATACATATCAGTTACCCAACGCTGAACAATTGGCTGGCGTTGATTGATTTGCTCCATTAATCGACTTTGTAGCGTTTGCCCAAAGCTTTCTATTGCATTTGCGATCTGTTCTGACATTTTAATATCCTGTTCTTGAGCTGATTGGATTATGTGATTTGACGTTGATGATTTGTTGTTTGAACATTGTCGGCATTGCACCTAAACATAAATATTGGTTTGCATCGTGCGGGTGTGAATAACGGTTTTTATCTGGTGTTTCAGTGTATTTCTCTTCACCGCTAACATTTAATTGTCGGTATGCGTAGCCAGTTTCATAGCCTTTTATTAGCGTTTTACAGTGTGGGCTAATCAACATTGCTGGTTGCCCTCTACCAACTAAACGAGAAAGCCACCAACGCACCGCTTCTAATCTTGCTGTTGTGTTGTTTGTGTCCGCTGGTTGTGCGTTAAATCCATACTCTTCCAATAACTGAAAACAAGTACGCTCATCAGTTTGAGCACGTTGCACACCAGCAGGGTCGCCAATCACTCGAATATTGCAATCAGCGTATTTACTTCTTAAAAGAGAGGAAAGTTGTTCTGTAATAAATCGCTCAATCCCCATTCCAGTAGCCACCACCTCATCAACAATTCTAAGTTGTCCCAGCGGTGCAATTTGCCCAATGATTGCAGCTGGAGTAAGTCCAAAATCTAAGCCGATAAATGTTTCCCACGATTTGACTGGCACGAGTTTTTCTTTTGAAACGTGTAATTCTTTATTGAAATGATCGATAAACACAGGTTTTCCTGTTTGTACTGTTGCGAACTCATTACAAATACGGGATTTAATCCAGTTAAGTGTTTTACCTTGAACGTTATCAAACCAATAGCCGAATTTCTTTTTGTGATTATCTACGTTTTCAGCAAGCGGATTTGCGACAAAACGTCGACCTTTATAGTCAACAAATAGACCTTGCTCGATAAAAGCTTGTATCTCGTCGCTTAAGCTTTCGTGCGGAATCCCTGTAACGTCAATTAACGCACCAGGTTGCGTGATAAATTCCCAATTAGACGGCTTTAACGGTTCGCCTGTTTCTTCATCTACCCCACATTCAAACTCATACCACCAATGATCGTCATCAGGTGAGTTTGTGTCCATAATCATTCCAGACCAGGTTGCCCCCACTCCCTCTTTCATAGACGGATAACGACCAGTACGACTCACTGCTTCGTTGACTATAGCCAACGGCATAAATTGAGCCTCATTTATCCAAACGCCAGTTAATTCCAATGACATTAATTTGTCGATATCTTTTGGCTTATCAAGTGATAGAAAAAAGAACTCTGCTTCAACTATTGTTTCACTGTCAGGATGTGGAATTTTCATCATTCCAACAATAGGAGAATCGTATTTAATTGGGCAGATACTTTGTGGAATCCAATCTTGGAATGTCTTAATTACAGTCCCCTTTAGCTGCGGATAAGTGTTTCTGATACAAGCCCAGCGTGTTTTTCTAATGCCTTCGGCATTTGGTTCTTGATTTAGGCTTATTTGGAACATCTTCATTACGCAACCAACCGATTTACCACTACCGATAGGACCACGAATAGCAAGCACGAACGGATTTAAGCGATGGATTTTCTTAAACGTCGCTGATGCTTTATAGTTGATTTGCATGACTAGAACTCGATGTTGTAAACCACAGAATCTTTAAGCCCACGAGATTTTGTTTTAATCTCTTGTTCGAGCTTATCTGCTTCAGCGAGCGTTTTTCTCGTTTGTGCTTTTCTGTGTTCGATTTGACTTTTGATGTTGAGAATTGAATTATCTGTGTAATTCAATGTTTCAACCCTTGTGATTGCGCGTTCTAATGCTTTATCAGCAGAATCAATCAGCTTTGAGTAAATCTCTTTATCCTCTGCTGTTTCTGCCTCTTCTAAAAGTGCGGTGTATTTCTCAATACTCTTAACTGCGCTTACCGCTCTTTGTCGCATTAAGTCAATTTCATCTTTTAAACTAAAATCTTTAACAATGCCAAAATCAGAATCATCCTTAAAATAACAAGAATAGCCACCGTGAATTTTTGGTCTACCACCCTTGTTCGCAGTTTTTTGCGCACTTTTCACTTCGCTTTTCGCAGTTTCGCAGTTTGATTCGCAATTTGTTTCGCAGTTTTTGCTGTAATCTTTTGATTTATCTTGCTTTTCTATGTTCGCAGTTTCGCAATTTTGTTCGCATTTTTCTGCTTGTTCAAAAACAGTTTCAGGCTTTTTTATATAGCGTTTCGCAGTTGAAAGATTAAGTCCTTTTTTAGCGCACCAGTCTTTTACAGATACACCAGTTTTAGCATTTGCTCTGATATATTCTATTTGTAGTGCTTTCCAGTTAATTCTTGCCATAAACGAGATATAAAAAAGCCCGAGCGACTCGGGCAACACATTAAAAACCGGCTAATTTATTTTTCAAAACATAGCCTTCTAGCATCCATAACTTATCAAAGGCATTCTCATAAGCGATAGATTCACCAATTTCTTGGTTGTAACTAGCTGGATCAACGCAAGCAGATTCGCCAGTCACGACAAAGCCATTTCGTAGAGTTAATACGCAAACTGTTAATGTTTCAGTTAGTCGGTGGAATTTTTTATCAACAATAATTGATTCCAAGTGTTCTTTAGTTACACGGTTTTCCATTATTTTCTCCAATTAATTTTGTGCATTTTCTGTTTGCCATTCTCTGATCTTATCTACACGATTAAGACATACATCACGTTCTCGTTTGAGTATAACCGAGTACTTTGACACATCGCCATACGTCTGTCCCGTGAAACCTGTTTTATCTAAATGCGCAAGAAGTGCGGCCGGAATTTGTGGGCATACTTGCGCGACTGGTTTACTTGCGCAAGAAGTCAATAATAGAGCGAGGAGCACTGGCATTGTAAGCGTCAGTACTTTTTTCATCATGTGAAATAGAATTGATTGCTTCATCTGATTTACTCCGTGATTCACTTTCTAATCTGCTGATTTCAAGTGTGAGCTTTTGATTGAGTTCTTCTTGCAGTTTTAGTGATTTGATTGACTCACTCTGACTCTCTATCATCTGTGCTTGTTGTTTTGTTTTATCTTCAAGACTAACAATTGAGTAATATTGAAAGGCAATAACCGCACCGAGTAGTGCAATGATCGCAATGTACGCTTTGTTTATGAACGTAAACATAATCACACCATCAAACGTCTATACAGATTTACGCGATCTTCCAAACCGTTTAATCCGCCATTTACTCTACGGGTGGCTTTCTCTACTGAATTAATCTGCGCTAGGTCATTCGCCAACCAGAACCAAACACCAACTTTCACCGCAAGATCTAAGTTATTAGCAATATCATCAAGCTGAATATCTCGCCCAAGCCAAGACTTAAAAGCTGTGTAATTATTCTTGCCTGTGATTTGAATAATTCCACGCCCACGATAACGCCAACCATCACCGCTTCGCTCATCACCATTGCCCATGCGATTAGCATAGACTCTATTTGCAATCATCTGCTGGTTTCGTGCGTACTGTTTAGCTGTTGTTTCGTTGAAGTACTTTCTAAATACTCGTAACAAAGCATATTCAGAATAATTTAGGTTTTCGGAGAATGTAGAAAATCCCGCACTTTCGTGGCCACATTGCGCTAAGAACATTGCTTGCTGCGGTTTAGTTAAACAACCCGCTTTCTCAATGTTCTTTTCAAGAACCTGATAGATACCACGTGTCGCACGTGGAAAGATTTTGTTAAACGTCGTCTCGGTAATATGCATCATTTCTATCAATCCTTTTGTTGATAAACTTGAATAGAAATTCTCTAAGTCGTTCTGTGCCGATAAAGCCAATCATTACACCCAAGAAATAAGATGCTCTATCTGATTCGATATGAAAGAAAAATTGTAGGAATGGTTGTGCGACAGGCTCTGCTGTAACAGCTATCAATGCACAAATCATTGAATCAAGAATTGTGTACCTCAACATTGGCTTCTTTCGTACAAAGAGAGCTCTGAGGATAACAGCAATAATCGCAGATCCGGCCGTTGTGATAGTATTGGCATTTAATTGCAACCACATCCATAACACCGCCCAGATGTCGGGATTTTTTTCAGGCATTTCCATCGCTCCATACCCTTGGATTTTGGGTAATAAAAAACCCTAAAAGCAAAAACTCTTAGGGTTGTTTGTTGTTAAAATTAAGGTAATAAAAAAGCCAAAGTGCGTTTAATTACACTTCGGCTATTGTGGGAAATCTTACTGTAAAATTGGGGGGAAGTCAATTTTTAGGCCTCAATCTCCTTTCTCAATATCTCTTTAATTGCAATTTCAGCATTACTCATTTCACGATAGCAAAATTGCTCAAATTCAACAAGTTTAGATTCATCACAATCAACTAATGTTTTTATCATGCTTATGCTAGCGATTAATCTACCTTTACCCTCACAAGATGGACATTGTGTTTTCTGCACTTTACCAATCTCACCAGTACCACGACAACGCGGACACATATTAGATTTTCTTAGATCGTTAAATTCACGAATACGGATCTGACGTGCTTCAAGGCTATTCTTCTTGAGGTTATTTTCTTCCGCAATCTTGCTTGCTCTTTCCGCTGCTTTAACGTGTGAAAATTGCGAACGTAAGTGGCGATTTCTGAGCGATTTTAGGTGTTTTATCTGTGTAGGCAAAGGAATATCTGAAATGATATCAACAACGTAATTTAAGCCTGTTTTTTCGCTTTCCGTTGCGTTTGGAAATAACTGATTAATACATTCTGAGATAGCCTTTCTGGAATCACTATCACCAGCATACTTCGCAAATAACAGATGATAACCAAGCGGACTTTCTTTCTCCGCGCAATTTAATAGCGAGATAATCTGATCGCGGCCAAGACTACCAAAACCACGACTTGTTGTTTCAACACTTACACACTTTGGATGAATCATTTTAATTAATAACTCAATAGCTCTCATTCTAAACTCCTGATCTTAATTATCGACATTCCTTTTTTAACTACGCCCATTTCCTCAATAGAGTATTTTCTAATAACCTTTCGATTGTCATCTTTGATAAGACCAGCACCAACCAAGCTATCAAAAATTCCTTTCGGCAAATTATCTAAATCTCGATCTCGGTTGTCAGGGAAGTAAATTTGCATTTTTATTTCTACCGCACCGTCAAACGGATCGAACTGCTTACAAACTTCAGTGGCGATTCTTTTAAACTCTCGCCCGGCTTTTGAAATGTAATGTCTTCCGCAGCGCGTATGTTTCCAGTAGTGGTTCACGCTTGGCGGGTACGGCAACGCAATTTCTAACCAATCACTCACAGTTTTCCCTCACTCTCTAAGATTTCTTGTGTTCTAAATACACCCTCTGCGTGCGCTAGTCTCACGAACTCATAATCCATATTTCTTGTGCGACGATCGATTTCATCGTGACAAGCAGAACAAGCCCAAGCGCCGCATTTATCACTTGGTTTCTTGCCAATTCCTGTACTCATTCGATAGTGAGCAAGCACTGTCGTTTCTGAATTAAAATTACAGATTCCCGGTAGGCGAACTTGACAATCGCGACCTTTCGCTTCTTTTCGATAATTAATTTTAGTCATTACCGTCCCAACCCTCTCTAAGACCTAAAACATACATTTCAACAAGTAGTGCCAGTACTGTTTTTCTCATTTTTTATTCTCCTTTCTCTAATCTTCTTGATACTTAATGCCTAAATTTTCTAAACCAAAATACCCACAAGATTTCGTGCGTTGTGGCCCCATAATTCCCACTGCGACAACTCTACCCTCACAGCGAAAGCGATCATCACTCCACTCACCGATAAAAGCACTTACTGGCTCACCATCCCACAAATCAGAAAGCTCACCACCGCATTTAGGGCATTTATATTCTGTATTCATAGAAAATCACCCATCAACATGCAGCCCAAAAACAACATTCCTAGTGACAAAATTACAATTACAAAATCGTCCATTATTTCCCCCAAAATCCGTATCTATCGTTAAATCTAACGCCATTACTAATGCCATAAGCTGTTACATACTCAATTAAGCTTGCCATGCGTTTAACACTCATTTTTGCTGAGCTTTCGCGGATATTGACAAACTCACCCTCTAGACCAGGTACTACTTCTGCTTTTTCATTGGTGGCCATCGCATGACCTGAAATAAACAGCACTTTCCATTGTTCCATCGTTAGCTTACGCCCCATGAATTCAAGCTGATTAGCCACGTCTTGGCACATGGCATGGAATTTAGCGTTTTGCTCTAGGTTTCGTGTTCTTGGCTTAATATCAATCACTAATGGATTTGTTTCTATCTCATTGCCTTTCTCGTCTTTTACGATTTTTGGTAAAGGTAACGTTTTAATGAATTCAATCGCATTTAACCGCACTTGTTCTGAGCGTAAGAAGAACTGATTTTTAATTTCCATACCTAATTTCTTCTCCCGTAGTTTTTAGTTTCCACCATGCCGTTTGGCTTTTCATTAGCAAATTGATATGCCAACGCTTGATCGCAATCGACAAAATGCCCTTTATCAAACTTCATATAAGCCGTTCCAAGTTCACCAAAACGATTTTTAGTGATAATTGCCTCTGAATAATCATTATCACTGTCTTTTTTGTATGCCTTTTCTCTGTAAAGCATAATGATTTGGCTGGCATCCTGTTCGATTGAACCGCTATCTCTTAAATCAGAGTTTTGTGGTCGTTTATCGCTACGAGAATCAACCTCACGGTTTAACTGACTTAGTAAGATGATTGGTACATTAAAGTTTTTAGCGAACGTTTTAAGCGTACTTAATGAATCCTCAATTAATTGGCTTTTGTTCGCATTTTTAAGCGAGCCGTGATTCATTAATCCAAGATAGTCAATACAGATTGCGGAAAGTGGTCCTGTATTGCTTAAATGACTTTCTGTGATAGATACAATCTCATTTGCTGATAAACCACCACGATCGACAAAGTAAATGTGGTGATCTTTGATTTTCCCTAGCCCATCACCTACCCGACCAAATTCAGTTTGATCCATGCTATTTGGATTGCGGAGTTTTCTGACCGGGATATTTGCATTCGCACTTAAAATCCGGTCCATTAATTGTTGATTGGCCATTTCCAAGCTAAAGAACAAGACTGCGCCTTTTTGCTCCGCAATATTACGAGTGAGTGTTAAAGCAAACTCAGTTTTACCCATTCCAGGACGACCAGCAATGACAACAATATCAGTCGGATTAATACCCCCTAAAATGTTATCTACAGCATCAATGCCTGTATGAAGAAGTCTTGAGTTGAAGTCTTGTTTACTGCGTTTTTCTAAAACATCAATATACTCATCAACTAATTCCCCCATTACTACAGGCTTAATTTCAACCTTGTTGCTTAAAAGCTTTTGCATTTCAGAAAGTGCTTTTTCTGTGATTTTTTCAGCTTGATCACCTTTTGCTTTTGAGAGTTCTGATGCCATCTCAAGCATCGTTTTTTGTGCAGTACGATTAACCCAAAATGACCGTACTTTATGCGCATAACCAGTAAGATTTGCGGATGTAATCGTGTTTTTTAAAACCTCCGCCAAGTTAGCGAAGTCTTCACCAAAATCTTGGTGTAATAAAATAATATCGATTACATTGTCTTTGCGTGCTTGTTTGCGAATGTTGTTATATATTGAACCGAGTTGATAAGTGGCAAACATCTCAGGCTCTAACCATGTCATCACTTCACGAGCTTGAGCTGTTAACCCACCAGCAAGAAATGAACCAATTAAACTGTATTCAAGATCATACGTCGTGTTTTTCATAGCGATCCCTCGATTGTTTTATCCATGATTTTTTCACTTACGATATATTCAAAATCAGCACGCCAACTTCTGTCGTTATCGCCAAAATAAAACGGCCTTGCTGATCGCATGAAATCGAGGAAATAATTTTTGAATGTTTCTGCATCACAATAACCAAAACGTTTCTTCATCACTGCAGCAAGCATTTTGATTTTGCGTTTTCTTACTTGACTAAGGTTTTCAGGGTCTGCAAGCATTGGTAAGTTTTTACCAGATTCCATAACGCACTCGTTATACGCTTTTCCAATTCCCACATAGTCGATATTCAGTGAATGTTGTTTTTTATTTTCAACAACTGGCACATCATCAGCGCTAGCTGATTCACCTTGAGGGGTAAGGGGTGTATTTGTATGTAATCTAGTGTTGTAATCTAGTGTATTAACGAATGTACGTTTCGGTACTTCCCGAATGTCACTTTCGGGCATTCGGGAATGTTCACTTTGTACATCAGCCAATGTTGATAAAACTTCATCAAGTTTTTCCATGTCAATCTTGAAATAAATGCGATGTTCAAGACGTTTATGTGTTTCGATCAATACCCCAATTTCACGTAGTTTTTTACGTGCTGTTTCTTGCTCTTTGCGGCTTAATCCTGTTTCTTCTTCAAGATCGGCTTGCGTTTTATAAACGCCTAACTCTTGGTTTTCAGCCTTATCTTGCCAATAAAAAATTTGTTCAAAGAAAATCTCTGCTGTTACACCACCAAATAGCTTGGCCAACGCTGGTCGATAGGCGATAGAACGACCAGTTTGTTTTAAAATTTCACTCGCTCTCATCGAAAATCACCTCGTCTAAGTTTGCTAATAACTGAAATAGGTAACACTGAATTAATTCATCTACTCGAACAGGTCTGTTAAATCTCATAACATCAACTCCGAAGCGTAACGTGACGCGATATATTCAATCCCCTTGCTTGTTACTCTTGTTTGCGTGTAATTGTGACCGCGTTCTGCTGTGCCTGTTTTCACGGTAAATAAATCACGTGAATGAGCGGTTTGATATGGCAGTAACGCACCAGATTGGCGATATAAAAGGCGATCTTGAATAAGGCGGTCAATCATTGCTCTTTCTGGCATTTTTAGAATCTTGGCGACTTCACGAAGTGATTTACTAGTGCCAACTTCCACGTAGTGATCGACAAAATAAGCTTTGGGTTTTAATTGAGCGTTCTCTAATTGCAAACGTTCGTTTTCTTCCTCAGCTTGAAGAACCATTAACGCTAATTCTTTTCGAGAAAGTGCGGTCGGTTTTTGTTGATTTTCCAACTCTTGCCAGCGGTCAACTATTGCTGCGGTAAATTCAGGGCAGTTTTGAGCGACGACGATAAGGCAATCTCTTTTCTCGAGATGGTATTCGTAGTAAGTCTGTCCGTTCTGTGGATGGGTGTAAGCCATTGGCTGATACCCCCTAATTACGCCTTTTACCATTAATCTTTCGATTGAGCGGCATAGGTCGCTATGATTTTTATTAATTAATGACGCAATCTCACGACTACTCATCGTAAGTCTTGCTTTTTGCTCTGAAATGTTTAATAATTGATTCATAAATCACCTTGGTTTATATTTCCTAAATACCACTGCTCCAACAGTGGTTTTTTATTGCCCCAATTCCATCTTCAAACAGATAGCTTGCTCAATTAACTGATCCACTTCTGCTAATATTTTCTCTTTCTCGTTCTGAGATAAATCACGCCCAAGTTCTGAGTTAGAACTGACCGCACTTTTAATCTCTTTGCCAATTCGTCCGCTTGATTCCGCGATGTCTAGAAATCGAGAAAGCACATCTTGGCCACAATCAGCACATTTCGGCATAGGCACAACAATGTGATCGATTTGTGCTGCAATAGCTGAGAGTGTTTTCTTGCTTTGAACGGTGGCGATAAGTTCGATCGCTTCGATAAAGCTCAATTGGTTCTGCTCGCAGTCCACGTTGAGTTTGTTACTAAGAATGTTTGGCGACTTCTCTAATGTATAAGCAAGAGAAGTAATACCGCCTGAACTATTCTTACAATCTCGGTGTAACAATCTCTGTATCTCTTTGCTATTCATGAAAATTTTTCCTTTTTCTTGAAGATTGTTTTTTAGTTAGTTGGTAAGTTAGTTTTGAACAGAAGGGAAAATGTCATCTAATGAGCAATTAACGCCTAGCTCGTTTAGTTTTCTAACAATCGCTTTCGCATTAAACAGGGTTGGTGTTCTCACGCGAGCTTCATAATTGCCAATTCTTGACTGTTTCCAGCCCATCTCTTTCGCGAATTTAGCTTGAGATAAGCCTGTCTCCTTTCTGTATTTTTGTAAGTTATTCATACGATATCCTTAACACATTAAACACAAATTTCGTGTTTATTATAAACACAAGCAAACACAATTAGCAACTTGTTTTAACACTTATATAAACACGCCATGTGTTATATAATTCAAAAGAGGTGTTTTTATGAGCAAAATTATCGATAGAATTAAGTCAAAGAGACTCGAATTAAGACTTAGCCAAGCAAAACTAGGCGAACGTATAGGGTGGAACCAATCCAGAATTGGTAATTACGAGGCAGGCACTCGTGAGATGGATGATTATATTCTAGGAAAAATAGCTGAGGGACTTGGTGTGACTCTTGATTGGCTGAAATATGGTGATCAAGGAAAAGTAGAATCTAATGTAAAAGATATTGGCTCATTTGATTTGTGGGATCGCAATACCCCACTTCACGATGATGAAGTAGAAGTTCCTTTCTTGAAAGATATTCGTTTTGCTGCGGGGAATGGATTTGTTGACGACATCATGGACTACAACAACTTTAAGCTTCGTTTTTCTAAAGCCACGCTACGCAAACAAGGCGTGCAATATGATAATGCGGTCTGTATTACAGCGGATGGCGATTCAATGGAGCCTGTTATTCCTGACGGTGCAACGGTAGGCATAGATCGTGGTAATACCACGATAAAAGACGGCAAAATTTACGCAATAAATCACGGTGGTCTACTACGCATTAAAATCTTACACAAGATGCCAAATGAACAAGTGAGAATAAGAAGTTACAACCCTGATTCCGCACCTGAGGAAGTGGTTGATTTAAGTGAGATTACAATTTTAGGCAAAGTCTTCTGGTGGTCTGTGCTTTGTGATTAAGTTGATCTGTGTTTTCATTAAGGAGGATAAATAAGAAAATTCTTTTAAAAAATTTTCTACACGATATACTGTAAAAAAAGACAGTTATCGTGAGGTGTTATGTTAAGTTGGCTTGCCAAGTACTTATTTTCTGCCAGCTCCGCTGCACCAGTATGCATTACGTTTGCCGTAATGGCGTGGTTTAAAGGAGAATTGGCATTAACATGGATGATGATTTCGTTTGCTTTAATTATTACTTTTTTATTTCTATATGTTTTTATTCATATTAAAAATGAACTATCGCAAACAACATTAAGTATTAACTCAGTGTCATCTGCAAATAAAGAGATAACTAATTACTTTTTAGCATACTTATTCCCGATAATTGGTGCTGATAGCATAATTTCAGACTGGAGAATTGCTATATTTTTCTATTTATGCTTTTTCTTCTATCTGTCTTTTTCATCATCATATCATTTTAATCCTTTGTTATTTTTAATGGGTTATAAAATATATGAGGCAACAGATCCTACTGGGCGAGGAATAGTTATCTTATCTAAAGAGGAAATAAGGAAAGGTAATTTAAAAAATATGGTTGTAAAAGAAATTACACCTTATATGTATCTGATAGAGAAAATTAACTATGAATAGCTATTTTGCAATTATAAAACAAGGCTTTAGCCCTAGAATAGTTTCATTGGCAATCGATATAAACGCACAAAATGTTTTAAATTCTGAGTTTAAACGCTGTAAAGATGACTTCAATAATGTAGAGCCAGAGGAGTACTATACAGGATATCAATCTGAAGATAATTCCGAATTGTTCTATATTGATAAATTCAATTTAAATATCAATGTGTTTGATGCTTTAGAAAATCCAACAAATCAAAAAGTTTTCGATATAAATGAAATTGGAATTGAGAATATTATAGCAATTTTTACAAGTGGAAATTCACATGAAGAGTGCTTAGTCCAATATTATAATTCAAATAATTTCATTAAAATGTCAAAAACTGTATTTATGACAGATAAAAAAAAAGAAATGACTGCTGGTTATATTAATGGTTTTTCTATAGCAAACAAATTAGTAGCTGTTCTACGTAAGAAGAATGATAATATCAGAATTATTTTTAGAAGTTTTGATCTTGCTCGAAGAATATTTACTACGTTAGATGATTATTTTAAAGAAGCAACAGATGAGGAGCTGAAATCTTTCATATCTTCTCATTTTGATGCAGATCCAAATTTTAATATTCTTGAAATAGCCAATAAAAATACAAGAAATAAAGTAACTCAACTTAACAAGCATAAAGTCTTGGACAATAAAACAGCAGATGAAATCAAGCAAATGGCAAGTAAATTCGAGTTTGAGTTAAATATTAATCCCCAATCTAAAAAGGTTTTAATTCCTAATAATATTAGAGATATTAATGAACTACTATCTGGATTCGCTTCCTTGATATATCAATCTCCAATCACAGGTGAAAGAATGAAAGCAAATGCTGCAAGACCATATCCCAAGAAAAAATAAACCGCCACATGGGCGGTTTTTTTAGATGTGCATGGGGACAAGTTTAATACCTAGTGCTTGCGTAATTTTCATTATAGTATCAAAACGTGGCTTACTTCCGTGTGATAATGTTTTATAGAGGCTTTCTCTTCCCAACCCCGTTTTTTCTGCTAATTCCGTCATTCCTCTCGCTCTTGCAACATCACCTAGTGCAGAAATAAATTCATTAGTATCACCTGTTTCTAAAACTTCACTTAAATATGCCGCAATCATTTCTTCACTATCTAGGTATTCAGCAATATCAAATGGTTTTAATTCTACTTTTTTACTCATACATTTACCCCTCTTTCTGCTTAATTTCTTCCCATAACGCTTTTGCTTTAGCGATATCTGCTTTCTGCGTAGATTTATCACCGCCACAAATTAGCAAATAGGTTACATCTTTGTATTGTGCATAATAAACCCTATAACCAGCTCCTTTCATTATTCGCATTTCATACAAACCATCACCAACTGATTTATGATCGCCCAAATTACCACTTTTAGCACGACTAATACGAGCAAGAATAGCCGCCTTAGCCGACAAATCCTTTAGCTCTTTAAGCCATTTATTAAATACTGTTGTTTCAATTATATCGAGCATAGCAACCCCTTTTTATTTAAATAAATTGTATCCTTTTGGATACAAAAGAACAATATTTTTTTTAAATCACACCTTTTTCTGTGACATAGCTCACAAATTCAGCAATTAATCAAAAAATTTCAAAAATATTTTTCTTTGGAAATCACACGCTTAACACGCACAAACACAATTTCTAAAAAATTAATGTGTTTAATGTGTTTACAAATAAACACAAATAGTGTTTAATAACCACAACAAAACGAGATACACATCTCACGCTCTTTAAAAATCTACATATCACAAGTTAATCAAATATAGCCTTATTGATTAAGTAGTCTGTGATTGCGACACAATTTGGTTAAGTGGATTAAGGTTACTTGATTAAGACCTCCACGTGCTAGCGACATAAATCAAGACTTATTTAAAAGCGCATTCAAACAAGTAAGTGTGCTTTCAAATGAGAGAGAAAGGAGCAAACGATATGAAAGTATCAAAAATGCTAAAACAAGCAAAACGTCTTGGTGAAAGACAAAAACAGTTATGCAGTAAAAAGCAGTCTAATCGCGTTAATGCGGCTTTGATTGATGTTCCAGTTAAAGCTAAGAAATTAAGCGATATTGCTAATTACAACTGCAATAAAGGCAAATCTAGTGCTAATACAGTGAGAGCTGTACAGAAACGTAGATTGGGTTGTAGAGAGTTGGTTTAATCACTCCCCTTGTAGCTTGGGCAAGGTAAAAAAGCCAAGCAACTATCAATAAAGCGCACTCAAAGAGTGTTTTTTATTCAAGAGAAAAAGAAAAGATATAAAAAAGATATAAAAAAGATTGCATGTTTTTATGTGGTAAAGTATCCTTTAGCTGTGAATATTTAAGATTAATTACTGTTAATAACCGTAATTGTTTTGTTCTTTATAACAATTTAGACGGATAAACAGCTTGCCAAGTGAACTTGAGCAGGCTTTTTTAGTCTAAGTAAATACGGAGGGAGAAAATATGATGAAACAATTTAATGAAGGTTGGGAAGTTTAATGGAAGAAGGTGTTAAAACCTGGGATTTCCTAAGCAAACTCGATATTAACACATTCATAGGGCTAGGAACTTGTCTTTTTACTGGTTACCTAGCCTTTTTTGCGTGGTCTCAACTTAAAGAATTGCGTAAACAACATAAACAAAAAGCAACTATCGAATTACTAATTAGTAATAGCAATAATGCTTATTACCGTAGGCGCCGTCAAGCTTACATGAAAATGCGAGATGGCGGAATTAATTTTACCAGCTTAGCCTGTTCATTGCAGGGAAATACACCATCAAGTAGTGAAACTGAACGCCAAAACTTTATTGTACTTGATATTCTAAATTCAATTGAATTTATTTGTGTTGGCATTAAAGAGAACTTATTTGACGAAGCAGTTTACAAGCGAATGAGTAAAAGCAGTGTCATTACCGACTGGAATACATTAAAACCATATGTAATGGAGCTTAGGCGAATAAAAAATAACAACAATAAACTATTTTGTGAGTTTGAATGGCTTGCTGAAAAATGGATAAAAGAATCAAAAAAATAATCATTAAACCCTGTTGCAATTAACGGGGTTTTATCTTACTATCTACCTCAAGGTGTCGAAACCTAAGCGAGGGCGTGATAGAAATTGATCGCTAAAATAGCGATTTTTTTATATCCAAAATTCTTGTTAAGTCGAGAGGGCGACGAATACAATACCTTCGGGGAATAAGTCCAGCCTAAAGATGTGCGTTTATCCGCCAGCCTTTGCTAGGTTTTCGAACCTCTCGGCACCACTTGTCGAAAAGTGGTAAATTTCGAAAGAATAAAGCAAAGGTAACAAATTATGTCAAATTCTCAAATCTCAACATTTGATTTCAAATCTCACCCTGTTCGTGTAGAACTTTTCAAAAATGAACCGCACTTTTGTTTAACTGATGTATGCACTGCTCTTGAGATCAGCAATGCAAATTCAAGTCGTTTTAAATTTAATGAAGCTGGTGTACATAAAATGTATATCAGCTTTCCAAGCGGTAAAAAAGAAGTAACCTTTATCAACGAACCAAACTTATATCGGATCATTTTTAGATCTAACAAAAAAGAAGCCATAGAATTTCAAAACTGGGTATTTGAAGAAGTCCTACCCCAAATCAGAAAAACAGGGAAATATGAAGTCCAGTCACAACAACTTGCTTTGCCTGAACCTGATTTAAACCTCACAGCCATTCAAAACAGCGAAGAAACGCTCGCTTTAATTATCCAGTTGTATAGCTACTGTTTCCAAGCACACGAAATGCAAGAGAAATTGCAGAATACAAGTATTGCCAAATTAATGGAAAACCAAATTGGCGGGCAGTATCTCTATAATTTCAAACATCCTTTAGAACAGGTTATGGCGAAAGCGAAGAAATACGTTCACTCTAACACGGAACGCTTAGCACTCGTTAAAGCCGTAAACAACCTACTCAATTAAAACTCACTGAAGACCGACCGCACTTTATCGTGTGGCGGTTTTCTGCACCCAAAATTCAGCAAATTGAACAAAAAGGAAACGATTATGAAACACATCAACATCTGGAATATGACTGCTGCAATTATATTCGCCTTTATTCTTGGTGTTAGCTGTCATCCAGTATCAGCAAACGAACAAGAAACGGATTATTACAATCACTATCTAAGCGAACAGATTAGCAAAGAACGACTTGCGGAAATGGAACGTGAAGCGAAAGATGAATGGGCGCAGGAATACGGTGATATTCCACCAAACTTAGCGAGCGAACAACTGATTTATCTCAAGGTTTACGCACTTAAAGAACAGGAGAGAAGAAATGGCACGCGCTAGAAAGAAAAGTGACAAAACGCTCTCCTACTCTATCGAACCCCATCCAAAAGGACTGGGGTTTGTTGTTATTGAGCGTATTGGTAAAAACCAAGAAAACAAAACAGGCTGGCAACGCAATTTTGCTAGCAAGGATTTATGCGAAACAGCAATAAAACAACGGCAGAAAAGCAGAGAACAATTTCTAAATGCTTCTTGCAAGCCAGCAAGACAATTTTACATTTGACGGATTGAGCAGATGAAAATAACAGATTCACAATTAGCAAGAGCGGTCGATATGCGAGATGTTGCAATACTTGATGAAATATGCGATCGCGAAACATTAGAAGAACAGCAAATAGCGCACTTTGAAGATCAAGTAAAACTTGGTAACACTTGCGAATTTTATTGCTTAACCGAGCAATTATCCAGTGATGATAATTTTTGGTTAGCAATTGGGAGTGGTTCTGATTATCTCAAGATTAGAGATGAATATATTAAGCGTATTGTTGTTGAAGATAAATACTATCAGAAAGAGGATTCATAAAATGGCACAGGTTGCAACACAACAAAATAAATTACCAAGCGTAAAAGATTTTTTTGAAAAGCCAGCAGTTAAGCAAAAAATCCAAGAATTACTTAATAAAAACGCTGCGGCATTTTCGACTAGTGTTCTTCAAATTGTGAATAGCAATTCTTTATTGAAAGATGCCGACCCAATGACGATTTTTAACGCCGCTTGCATGGCAGCAACGCTAAATTTACCACTTCAAAATGGTCTAGGGTTTGCCTATATCGTTCCGTACAAGAACAATAAAACGAAGAAATACGAGGCTCAATTTCAGATTGGTTACAAAGGCTTAATTCAGCTTGCGCAACGCTCAGGTCAATTTAAACGCCTTGTTGCCGTTCCAGTTTATAAAGAACAGCTTGTTGCGGAAGACCCGATTAATGGCTATGAGTTTGACTGGAGTAAAAAACCAGAAAGTGGTGAGGTGCCTATTGGTTATTATGCTTATTTCAAACTGTTAAATGAGTTCACGGCCGAAATTTATATGACGACTGAAGAAGTCAACGAACATGCTAAACGGTATAGCCAAACTTACCGCACTTACTTGCAGAAAAAAGAGCAAGGACAATGGGCGACAAGTGTTTGGGCGGATAACTTTGACGCCATGGCACTAAAAACAGTTATGAAGTTATTGCTATCAAAACAAGCCCCTTTATCTGTTGAAATGCAAAAGGCGGTATTGGCAGATCAAGCAGTTGTTAAAGATGTCGAGAAAGGCGAATTTAACTATGCAGATAATGCCAATATCCAAGATGCAGAATTTACCGATTTAAAGGTAAGTGGCGAACAGTTTGAGCAATGCAAGCAAAACATCATCAACGGTGAAACAACATTGCAAGAGCTTTGCGATGCTGGATTTGACTTTTCATCCGCACAGTATGACGAATTGGAGCAAATAGAAAATGAACGAAACGGAAATGTACAATCTTAAAGTTAGATGCTCAATGCTCCACCGCTTGATTGGCGAGCCTAAAACAAAGGCTGATAAAGAAGCTGGTAAAATCACAGAAACAGCAAAAAGTGCGGTGCGTGAGATTGTGAAGTTTGACTTGTTTGGTTATGAATCTTTTGAGGGTAATAAATACACTAAAAAAGGGAATGACCTTGAAGAACAGGCAATCAAGCTAAGTGGACTAAAACGAGGTTTACCACTTAAAAAGAACACCGAGCGAAGAGAGAATAACTTAATTACGGGGGAATGTGATGTTTACATTCCCTCTCGTCGTTTAATCATTGATACAAAATGTTCTTGGGATATTGGCTCACACCCTTTTTTCATTGATGAAGCCGAAGACAAAGCCAAAAAAGCCGGCTACGACATTCAAATGCAAGGTTATATGTGGCTGTGGGACTGTGAAGAAGCACAAATAGACTTCATTCTACTTCCCACTCCATTAGACCTAATTAAGAGCTATGAGAATGCAGAAAAATTTGTTGATTTAGTTGAACAAATACCGCAGCAGAAACGCATTACAACGGTTGTGGTAAAGCGTGATGAAAAGGTTATTGAAAGGATAAGAGAACGCATTCCCAAAGCTCAAGCTTATTATCAACAACTTATTCAGGAGGCTATGTAATGGCTGGAGTCAATAAAGTAATTATAGTCGGGAATTTAGGAAACGATCCTGATGTCCGCACAATGCAAAATGGCGACCTTGTGGCTAGTATCAGTGTTGCAACAAGTGAAAGCTGGATTGATAAAAATACAAATGAACGCCGCGAAGTAACAGAATGGCACCGCATCGTGTTTTATCGCAGACAAGCTGAAATTTGTGGGCAGTATTTAAAAAAAGGCTCGAAAGTCTATGTGGAAGGTCGCTTAAAAACCCGCAAATGGCAAGACCAAAATGGTCAAGACCGCTACACTACCGAGATTCAAGGTGATGTATTGCAGATGTTAGACAGTCGCCAAGATTCGCAACCGCAAGCACCGGCACCACAAAATAACGCTTATGCGAATGCGAAAACTGGAAAGCCAGTGCAACAGGCTGATAGTTTTGAAGATGATAGCATACCTTTTTAGGAGGAATAAAATGAGAAAAATTATTCAGATTTGTGAATCAGCATCAGCAAGCCATGCTTTTGGTGATTGCTGGAATTTGACCGCATTATGTGATGATGGTTCTGTATGGGTTATTGATGGAATTTGTGATTTTAAAGGTAATCCAAAAGAATGGAAACGTCTACCTGACATTCCACAAGACGAACCACAAACAGACACAGAACAACAGCCACTTTAACGAGTGGCTTTTTTATTAGGTGAAAATTATGGAAATTGCAGATGCCCTTTTGGGCGCATATCTAGACAGTTTAACCGTAAGACTTCAAACAGGTGAACTGGGTGAAGTTACAGACTTGGACCTAAATTCAGAGAATGAAGCAGTATTTGAGATAACGACTGAAAACGGCAGTTTTTGGGTGAACAAAAATGGCGTGCCGTGTGATTATAAACGCCATGATAATCCGTCAAATATTGTTGAAATACTGGAGGATTAAGTATGACAACAGAAGTCGACAAGGTGTTGAGTGAAATCAAGGCTGGATTCAACGAATACAAAAAACAAGTGTTCGAAGAAACAAAGCGTGAAGTACTAGATAGTGCAATGGCAAAAATTAAGAAACAATGCGCCGAAGGGTATAATGGCGCTATATTCAGGTTGTATGACAAAGGTAAAGCTAACAAGGTTAAATTCCTGTTAGAGAGATTAGGTTTCACTTGCTCAGTAGACCAACTCAAGATAGATGAATGTGACCGTGAACGAGAAGTGTACAAATATGACCTTTTTGATAGTGTGTTATGGACTGAAAGATCCGATGTGCGCAATGCAAAATATGTATTCTTTTTAAATGTTGAGTGGAGCTTTGATTATGAATGAAAAAATCACCGAACTAGTCCAAAAAATCGAACAATGGGCGGAAGATAGAAACTTGATCGAGGGTTCTACTCCGCAGAAACAAATGTTAAAGCTGATGGAGGAATTTGGTGAGCTTTGTAGTGGTATTGCCAAGAACAAACCTGATGTCATCAAAGATAGTATTGGTGATTGTTTTGTTGTTCTTATTATTCTAAATAAGCAACTAGGTTTTAATCGACAGATAAGTTTTGAATGGGAAGCTGAAATCATCCTTCCTGAGAGTGATTTAAAACATACATTGTTGCGTTTGGCGTTTTTAGGTAGTAATGCAACAAACGATCGTATAAATCAATTGATTATCGAACTAAATGGCTACGCTAGTTACTACGGTCTCACAACTTTGGAATGTTTATCATACGCCTATGACCAGATTAAAGACCGTAAAGGCAGAATGGTAGATGGCATTTTCGTCAAAGAGGAAGATTTATGATTCACCAAGAATTCGAAATAGCAGAATTAAACAAACGTGATTTAGATGCAATTGATAAAGAAATCGCATACCACGAAAAGAAAATCCACGTTCTCAATGAAGAGCGGAGAGAGTTTATTAATAGAAATAATCTAAATAAAGGCAATAAAAATGGCTCAGATTAAAGATAAGGCAACGATTGAAATTCAACATAGTCAATTTAAGACGATGTTTATTAATCATATTCGCTACTGTATGACTCGCCACAGCTACTTAGTTGCACATGGCATCCAAGACGTAAAACAATATTGGAATATTCTTGAGAGTAGCGAAAGAGATTGTATCAAACGGGATATTTCCCAACACTTAGATCTTTCTCAATGTCAGAAAGATAGCGATCAGTTTGGTCATGATTATAAATCTTGGGAAGACTTGTTAACTTGGTGTATGACACAGGAAAAACAGCCTGAGCCATTGGTTAAGGTACTTCCAGTTATCAAGTAATACTTAAATACTCAAAACAGGTGGAAAATGGTAGTTTGGGCTTTATTTGATAGTGGCAACGGTTGCTACAACCAAGCTGCAAAGTACTTTGATAATATTGAAATATATTCAATAGGAATTGATATTGAAGGGAAAAATGATCACTTCATAAATTTGAATTTAGCAGATTATTCTAGAATGTTTGGAGATAACAAATTATTTGATACGCTAGACAATTTGCCAAGGCCTGATCTTATCATTGCTAGTCCACCTTGTGAGAGCTGGTCTGTCGCAAGTGCTATGTGGGGAGGTAATGCATCTTGGAAACAAGAAACAGGGGCAATTAATAAAGAGTTATCAAAGTTCACAATAAGAAATAGCGTTGATTATGATTTACCACACGTTCAATTCAAGTATGAGCGTTCATTTTTAAATAGAATTAATGGTGAATTGTGTATATACAACACAATTGAGATTATTAAGAGATACAAGCCAACAGTTTCCATTATAGAAAATCCATTCAGTAGTCGGATATGGCACTATATCAACGATATTCTCAATTTTAAGTTTAATTATGATAATCCAACTTATTATTGTAATTATGATTATCCATTAAAAAAACCAACAAAATTCAAGAGTAATATCAACCTCAATTTAAGGTATGAAAATCAAAAAGGTAGTGTGAAATTTGGTGATTTTTCTAAGAGTTATAATGAAAGATCTAATATACCCATTGAGCTAATTAAAGATATCTACTCACAAGTCATGAAACACATCAACAGCACGCAATAGCGTGTTTTTTTGTGTCTGAAATAAGGAAAAATTATGTTTTGGTTTAAAAATGCAATTATTTATCGTCTAACTAAAACGTTAGACTGGTCCACAGACAAATTACAAGAAGTGTTACAAGGATTTAAATATATTCCTTGTGATAAATCTGAAATGAGTCGTTTCGGCTGGACGTCGCCAATTATTGACAGCGAGCTACTCTACCACGCAGCAGAAAATAAGCTTTTGCTTGTTGCGCTGAAAGAAGAAAAAATTCTTCCATCTCACGTTGTTAATAACGCACTAAACAAGCGTGTTGCAGAGATTGAGAAGAAAGAAGGGCGCAAGTTAAAGAAAGTGGAAAAGCTATCGTTAAAAGATGACGTTATTGCAACACTTATCCAACAAGCGTTCAGCAAGTATAAACAGGCCGCACTGTTCATTGATGTAGAAAAAGGCTTGATTTATGTCGACGCAAGTTCTTACAAGACGGCAGAAGATGTCTTGGCATTGTTGCGTAAAACTCTTGGATCGTTGCCGGTTGTTCCTCTGGCTTTCGCTAAAGCACCAAGCATTGTGATGACGTCATGGATTAATGAAAATCCAACATGGCTCACATTGTTAGAAGAATTTGAACTTTTAGGCACAACAGAAAGTGGATTAATTAAATGCAAGAACCAGGATTTAAACAGCGCAGAAATTGAGACGATGCTTGAGTCCGACAAAGTTATCACAAAACTATCGTTAGAATGGGAAGATAATTTGTCGTTCATTCTATGCGAAGACGGCACTCTTAAGCGTTTAAAATTCGCTGATGATGTGCTAGATAAAAACGACGACATTCTCAAAGAAGATATTGAACAGCGTTTCGATGCGGATTTTATCTTAATGACGAGCGTTCTTTCCGAGCTAACAGAAAATCTACTGAATGAATTTGGCGGAGAGAAAGAAAAAGAATAAGCCACTTGATTGTGGCTTTTATTTTTGGTTCAGGAGTTAAAAATGAGTGCAATAGAAATGGAGATAATAGCGGATGGTATTCTTCTGACTATTATCGGTTTAGTCCTTTTAGTCGCTATTTGCAATAGATAATAGGTGGAACTATGACAGAAACAGAAAATAAATACTTCGCAGTAAATATTTATGATGAAAACAGTATTTCATTTCACAAAACTGAAGAAGAAGCTAAAAAAGAGTGCTTAAAGGGCGCAGAAGAATTGTTAGATTACGCAATAGAGATTGATGATATAAGTGTTTATGAATGTCAAATACATAATGCAGTTTACGGCGTTGTTCTAGGAAAAGCTGAGTCTAAAACTAGAGATTTAAACGAAGAGGAAAAGCAGTCAAGTTGGTATGACGAAATTGATTATATCGTTGAACATCCAAAGATTGTTGAATATCCACAAGACAACGGCTGGATTAGTGTAAAAGATAGATTGCCAGAAGAATATCAAGATGTCTTAGTTGCGTTTTGGACTGGTGGCAATTACGGGATTAGTTTCGCTACATACAAAAAATATGACGGAGAGATGGCATTTGTCGAACCAAATTACGGATATTACGGTATTGATGAGGTAACAACTAAATGTGATTTTTGGAGACCACTTCCACAGCCACCGAAAGCAGAATAACCGCAGAAATGCGGTTTTTTATTATCTCGACGAAACTCATTTCGTCGAAATCATCTAACATATTGAAAAATAAGGGTTAAAAATGAAAAAGCTAACAATTGGTGTATCGCCACTCACTAATGAAATCTATGTTGGAACGCTTGATAAAAGCGGGAAAATCTGGAAAGAAAAACAAGAAATGACAGTCGAGGCTCTGACGGCAGTTGTTGAGCACGGTTTAAAAGCAAAGCAGCCAATGATTCTATCAGCAGAAGATGGCACTCCACACTTTAAAATTACAGTTGAGGACTTAAGAAAATGATTAATTTTGACTTAGAAAAAGCGTTGACTGGTGAACCTATATTGACAAGAGATCACCAAAAAGGATACGTAAAATTTACAATAGAAGAAAATTCTAAAATTAAAAAACTTGTTGGAATTGTTCATAATGGTTGTCTTACTGAAGTGGAAGAATGGCTTCCGTCAGGTAATGTATTATCAGATGACACAGCTCCAAACGATATTATAGGAATGTGGGAAGAACAGCAACCAACAGTAACGCTTACTTTGCCCGCTCCAATCAAAACAGCACACCACAATCAAGAGGTCTTTAAAAGAGGTAACTCAACAATTATTAGATTCTATTTTGATGCTAATAGAGATAAGCACAGAAAAATACTAGAAAGCGGTTCATTATTTTACAGTGAAGAAGACGCTCAAGCTTGGCTTGATGCAATGAAAAATGCACGGAGATAGGAAAATGGGAGAACGTCCAGAATTAATCGTCTGCGCTGCGTGCGAGCTTGAAGATTACACAACAAAAGAACTTCATTTAGTGACTGGCGCGAGACACTATGACGCGTTTATGCGTAAACAAATTAGATCTATTGAGAACGGTACACAATATCCGCTAATAGGTAAGAAACAGGGTTTTATTACCAACTTCGGAAGATTTGTTGATCGAAAGCAAGCACTGGAAATTGCCAAGAAAAACGATCAAATCAAGTTCGATATTGGATACCCACCAGAAGAACTGTATAGCGAAATGCTTTATTAAGCCGTCTAGTACGGCTTTTTATTTAAGTGAGGTAAAAATGGAAAATATTTCTCTAACAAAGAAACAACAAGATGAAGTGCTACGCTCTGTGAGGTTTGGAGCCTTAGCTCAACTTAAAGAAGATAGTCCAGTTCTTCTTAGTATTGAAGACATTTCTATCATGATTAATCGTTCTTACAATTACACATCTCGTCATATTATTACCCGCCAAGACTTTCCATCCCCAGTTTCATTAGAAAAAGGAAGTAATGAAAGTAAAAGATATAAGGCTGGCGATGTAATCAAGTGGCAAAAGGCGTATTTAAGAAGAGTGAATTAATCCAACAAGTTTGCCACTTCGCTCATATTCGGTGCGTAATATGTGTTCTGTAAAATCCTTAAATCTCTATGTCCGCTAATTTTGGCTAACGTCATTACATCTACTTTCTTAGATAATCTCGTCAAAGCTTCCCTTCTTGTATCGTGAAAATGGAGATGTTCAAGTCCGCACTCTTTCTTTAACACTCTAAACGTGGTGCTTAATGATTCAGGCGCGGTCTGAAATACAAACTCTCCATTTTCTACTTCTTTCATTTTTAAGATTAGTGCAATCGCTCTTTGTGAAAGAGGTACATCTCTAGAGTATCCATTTTTTGTTGTTGGTATATGCACTATTCTCTTCTCAAGAAAAACATCACTCCACTTTATTCCAGCGATTTCCCCTGCACGCATAGCAGTTTCAATAGCGAATAACATTGCAACCGCCACTCTTTGTTTGAGTGTTGTCGGTGGTTTATCTTCGCAATAACCGGCTGTTTCTAATATTGTTTTAATATCCTGTTCTGAATATCGCTCTTTTCTTTCTACTGAATTTTTTGGCTTTTCAACACCAATCATTGGATGCTTTGAAATATATCCCCATCGGTTTATTGCAGCAGTCAGCACAGACGATATAGTAACAAGTTCTCGCCTAACGCTAGCTGGAGCCACTTCACTTAATCTAATTCTGATCCACTCTTCAAAATCTTCTTTTCTTAAATCCCGAATATACAGATTCGTAATATCGTATCTTAAAAAGCGGTTCAGTCTTATTATTTCATTTCTTGCGCCTTTTTTAGTGATAGATACTTCATTTTGATAGCGTTCTATTACGTCTTTAAAAGCAATGTCCGGTGCAATACCTTTCGCTAGATCTTCTATTTTTCTTTCTTCATCGACAGCCCAAGCATTAGCTTCTGATTTTGTTTTAAATGTGGCTGATTTTCTTATGCCGTTTTTACTGATTTCAGCTCGGTATGAGTTCCCGCGTTTTCTTATTGTTGCCATATTGTCCTCGTCCATTTTTGGCGTAATTTTGGCGTAATTGCATGACAATATTTAACAACAAATAACAAAAGAAAGTAAAGAGAGGAAATAAGAGAAATGATAAGATGTTGGTTAAATCATTGCTTTAACAACAAATAACACCAAATAACAACAAAAATAAAAGACGGTTAAAAAACCGTCTTTTTATGAATGGTGCTCTGGGCGAGA